AAAAGAAAAATAAAAAAAAAAACTTTAATTAATTTTTTAAAAAAAAAAAAAAAAAAAAAATATAGAAAAGAGTTAAGTAAGGGGTACTACTAGTACTACTAGTACAAATTTATAGCTAAGTCATTGATTTATATAGGGAGCCACAATTTTCACAAAAAATATAAAAACTTAGGCTTTGTGGGGCCCCAAGACCATGGCCCTCCCGAGAGGCTCAAAAAGGGGTTGTGGTATAAAAACAACACCCCCCATAAGCATGCTTTCATATTGTGAAATGCAATCTCATAATGCGCAATGCACCACAATGGTGCGCGAAGTAAGCGCTCACTTACATTGCACCACAATGGTGCGCTAAGTTAGTGGCTACTAACCAATGCACCAACATGGGGCATGATGTTAGTGCGCACTAACCAATGCACCAAGATGGTGCGCTAGGTTAGTGATGACTTACGTTAGTGATGACTAACTTACGCAGGCGCGAGGGGGGAGAAAGAGGTGTGGTGTAAATACAACAATAAGCCGTATCAACGCGCCCCCAAAATGACAATCCAATAGGACGCGATTAGAGGCCGTTTTTAGCCGTTTTCCTGGTACTTGGGGTATAGGTATAGGACGGGTCACGATCTCGATTTATTAGGGTAAACCCTTAAGGGTTTATCCCTATTGAGTTACCAGGTAAAAGGCCGATAATAACTATATGGCAGGCAATAACGCAGGCCATTACTTGAGAGGAATTATCATCATGACAAAAAAGTACATTGCACAATTTAAAACCGGCGACCTGGTAAGAGCGCATGGCGGCATTTTCCGGGTCGCAGCAGACGCTAGAGAGAGCCAATCTCACCGGCCTACATATTGGCAGAGCGGCAGCGGCCATATTGAATTACCAGGCGCCTGCCCGGTCGCGTACGCGCCGGCCGTATGCATTGAAGGCGAGATCCCCGGGTATTTTAAACCCGGCAGCACTTGGGATTTCCAGGGCAATTTTTTAGCCGGCCAATATACCATTATTGATTAATACCAGGCGGCCGCCAGGCCGCCGCTTAACTATTGAGAGGAATTATCATCATGACATATAAACTAAATATAAAGCGCGATTTAGAGATCACGCCAATAACAGACGGCGAGGAATATTTTTTATGGCTGCCTTGGGGTTATCGATTTTCTGATGACCTGGTACATTGTCGCGGGTTTGATACTATGGCCGAAGTGAAAGCGGCAGCGCGGCGCGATGTAATCGAATGCGACTGCCAGGAATGCGCAGAACATGAGCGCGGCACTAAAGTTTAGTAAACCAGGCGGCAGCATACTAAGGGTTTGCCCTAGTATGCTGCCTGGCTGTAATGTATTAAATTAAAACCCTGGCAGCAATTAAGCGGCCAATACTTGAGAGGAATTATCATCATGACTATTAAACTAAGTAAAACAAGCAAATTAGACGGCATTATGTCCTGGTCTCTTCAGGCCTTGGATACTTGTCCAGGCAGCAAGGCCAAGGACGGCGGCCTAGTGGACGCGTGTCGCGGCTGCTATGCCACAACTGGGAATTATCGTTTTAAGAATGTCAAAGCGCCGCGCGAATTCAATCGCGAAGACTGGCAGCGTCCTGACTGGGTAGAAGACATGGTGTCCGCGCTTGACTCTTCGCGATATTTTCGCTGGTTTGATAGCGGCGACATGTACGCGCTCGAATTGGCCGAGAAAATTCGTAAAGTAATGCTATTGACACCATGGTGTAATCATTGGCTGCCTACGCGCATGCATAAATTCGCTAAATTTGCGCCAGTCATTGCTAGCATGGAAATATTGCCGAATGTTGTAGTGCGCCGCTCTTCGGATAGCGTCAACGGCGGCACAATTGCCGGCGCGACATCCTCCACAATCATAAGCGGCCAGGATCAATTACCGGCCGGCGCGACATTGTGCCGCGCTTATGAGCATGGCGGCACTTGTAACGGCTGCCGCGCATGTTATGACAAGGCCGCGCCAGTTATCGCCTATATGGCGCATGGTAAAAGCATGGCCAAGGTAATTCGTATTATGGAGGCGGCATAATGTTTATTGTCTTTTATCGTTATCGCGGCGAAGAGTATAACGCAACATTTAACACCATCCGGAAGGCGAAGCAATTCGCCAGGATTACCGGCGGCACAATTGAGAGCCGCTTAACTAGTCATATTTGGGGGGTTTAACTATGTCGACATTGCACAAGGTCGCGACCATAGAATTAAATAGCAAGCGGCCGCCGTCCCATGCGCTCATTATGCGCATGGCAGGGGTTTACCTGGCGGCAGGCCATAAAGCCATAGATCTACAATGGCGCGGCCAGGCTATAGAATTAACTTATCATGAGGCGCGGCGCGCCTGGTATGGCCTTGGATCCATAAACCAAGAGAGCGGCGGCAGGATAGCGCGCGAGTTAAATGAGATCCGGCAATTTGTATTAGATCACTTTCAGATTGTAACTATAGGGGCTAAAAATGCTTAATATTCTAATCTCATATATTACTAATCTATTAGGGTTTATTCTAATGTATTTTTTGTTTACGGCCTTTATATTGGCATTGTTTGATTGTTTATAAAAGGGGGTATTATGTACTATTGCAACGGATATAAATTCCAGGACTACAACGAGGCGCGCCGGTATGCTGATTTTCTTTTAAATCATGCCGGCGTATATCGCGCTATTTTTACCCGCGCTGAGATTGAGGCGCATAATTTGGAGGTTTTATCATGATTAGATCTATACAAGCCATAGCAGCACAAGCGCGCCGGGAGAATGATATTAACGGCCTGCCATGCGGCGATTATGTTTATAAGGACATATGCGAAGATCAGGCAAAGTATAGGGCAATTGAAGCAATGCCGAGCGCCGAGCAGATAGCGCAGCGCCAGGCAGCCAAGGAAGCAGAAAAAGCCGCTCGCATGCTGGCAGCCAAGACATTGACACCAGCAGAATTAGATCTTGCGATTAAAGTAATTGAAGCAGCGCGCCAAGATTCATTATGGAATACTAATAATGACATCCACTGGGAGCTTATCCCGATTTTATCTAAACTAAGGAGAATGTTAAATGATTAATAATCCAATTATTACAATTGAGCGCACCGGCGGCGATGTAACGCCGTATAAAGTGCAATTTACTATCGAACAATTAGAGCTAATATATGACGCGCTAAACGATTACCCACAATGGAATGGCGACGAAGACGACAATCCGACTTCCGTCATTATGAATAAACTTTACAATTTATTGGAGTATTAAAATGACTGATTTAAAGCCATTAATTGACGCAACAATCAAGGCGCGTTATGTGCCGGAATACCAGGCGGGTATATCAGACGCAGAAGCTTTAGGCGCCATGATATCGACCTATTTTAGATGGGACGGTATTCAGATATTGAATGCTTTTCAGTTCGCGCTAGAAGACGCTAATTTTCATAGTATTAATGAGCAAATCAACACTATCAGGGAAAAGGAAGATTTATTATGATTACATTAAACGACATCAATACAATTGAATGCGACGAAGAGGCGAGCATAGAAGAGTATTATCTCGCCATTCAAAAAACCATTAATTTCGGCTTATGGAGTATGCAGGGCTCTTATGGTCGAGCTATGATGGACGCAATTAGCGCCGGTTTATGTATGCTAGGACGAGACCAGGCGCGCGATTATTACGGCAATACTATTCCGTCTCGCGATGATGTAAAACCAGGAACTAAAGGCAGCTATCAATTTGTAGTAGATGAGCGCGGCCTGGAATGGGCCGATTTTATGCTGGAGGTATGATGAGCTATTCTAAAAGAGTCATTAGTAAAACTTCACCATGCGAAGAATGCCAGCATAAATATAAATGCGAAGAGAATCGCCTGGCCTGCAGTCAGTTCAGGTATTTTGTTAATACCGGCGCAATATCAGAGGCAATTAGTCGTATGCCAACACGAAAGATTTATGTAGACATTTTTTATACTGAACCTCAAATGCACAGAAAGGAAACAATATGCGAGTAGGCACAATTTATTACAATGAAAATACAGATACAACAAAAATAAAATGGGCTGATCCATTTGTTGTATCGCGTAGAATTACTAAACTTGATATCTTAAAAGATGCTCAAGGCATTACCTGGACAGCATATGATTATGTGCACGAGCACCATGCCGGCAAAGATAACGGCGATGGGTATATTCCTGAAATAATTGGAGGCTAATGATGAAACCATGGAAAAATCAAAAAGCAGAGCAACCTCTTGACGCATTCATTGAAGATGAATACAGCGATGATGAAATGCAATATATGGCCTATATGGACGACATGAAAGAAAATCGAATTGATGATGACGACTATAGAGTGGAGAAGATGAAATGATTAAAGACCACGCAATTGAATTTAAAAATGTATATACCATGCTGCTATGGCTGCAGGAAAACAATATAGAGCAATTACCAGTAACATTAGTACTACACCTAGGAGAAAAGAAATGTATACATTAGACATAGAAGATTTATTGATTGTATTGCGCGCATTATATTGGTATGACGACAAATTGAGTAATACGGAGCGGGATATAGGTCGGGACATCTATGAACGCGACAAAGTAATGAATTTGCGCACTCAATTAGGCAATTTACTTAAAGCAGAGGCAAAAATTTAATGCAAATTAAATACGATGATTTTGGCCAGGTAGTATGGCAAGAACCGGCCAAGATAAAACGAAAGCCGCAAAAAATACAATTTATGGAGACATACAAACTACTTGGAAAGGCTTTATTTTAATGAATTTAATAGGTGGATTTTTATTTTTACCCGTTTTGCTAGTAGTAAATGTAGTTAAATGCTTATGGTGGATTGTATCTAATGCTTGGTGGGCTGTGTTAATTTTATGTATATATGCATTATACAAACATTATGCACCAAAATAGGGCATAAATTTCGCCATGTGGTATAATAGGGGTTCATGCACAAAAATGAACCCCTATGAACGAAAACGACATTCTTAGTAACTACCTACAATCCTTGTATGGTATAGAACCCTTATCTATTGACGAAGAGCATGATCTCGCTAAGCGCATACAAGCAGGCGATGACGATGCCCTAGACAAGTTAATAATCCACAACCTTAGATTTGTAGTGTATATAGTGCGGCAGATGACCGCCTGGAACCATGGTAAGGTGCCAGTCGAGGACATGATTGGTATGGGTAATGAAGCCCTATTGATGGCGGGCAGACGATGGAAACCAAAGAACAGGGCTAAATTTGCGACCTATGCTAAATCCTTTATAGAAAAGGGAGTGCGTAGGGAGCTAGACAATACCGCCAATATCATTCGACTACCCGTCAATATTATGGAGCTAGTTAAACGAATGAACTACAACCATAGGGCATTATCCCAAATACTAGGGCGCAACCCTAAACCACAAGAGCTGGCCAAGATCATGGGTATATCGGTATCTAAGCTAAGCCAAATACAGGGTTATGTATTAAGAGAACCCGTATCAATAGACAATTTAAATCAAGAAAAGTTGGAGGAGAACGATGATTAAATTAAATTACGAGCAGCAAAAGGCGTATGACCGGTTTATTAGAGCCAGGAACAGGGTGTATGGTCGAAAAGGTAAATGGGTGCGAGCAGCAGACTATACCTCCACAGTAGATATAGTTGGTTTAAACCATCCCCTTTTTGAATTGAATGAAGAATACCAAGAGTATAAAGACGCGTTTAAACAATGGCTGGCAGTTGAACCCACTTTCAGGCACGAAGAAAGGATGCGCGCTAGTCGTGGGGATTACGGCACGATGGATAGTTGGGATGATAAACCAAGCAAAATCAAGGAGTTATGATGAAAGTAGTATTAACTGACATATTCGATAAGGATGGAAACCTATTAAAAATTGATGTCCACGACTTAGAAGGGCAATTCGTCATCCAAATTGTATGGGATGAGAACGATGAGCAAACCAGTGAAAACCGCAAAGAATTTCGCAAGTGGGCAAATCGCCAGCTAAAACAGCGTGATTACGATCCTCAATAATCCTCTTAATAGGCTTAATTTTTTTGAAAATCAAAATTTTAGAAATTTTTGTACTAGTAGTACTAGTAGTACCCCTTACTTCACTTCTTTTTATATTTTTTAATTAATAAAAATAAAAATAAAGAAAGAAGTAGATAAGGGGGTACAAGTGGTACTACTGGTACAAATGATAACTTTTGGTTATAAAACGTCAATTCTATATAACTAAAGTGTATAAAACACTTTGCATTAGTATGTGGTAAGATGTCGGAAAAGGAGAGAATATGAAACCGACCAGTTTGCCAGTCAATTTCAATGCAATACCGATGGAACTCAAAAGAATACCACGTTGGGTTCTTTGGCGCTATGTAGAGGTGGGTGAAGAGGGCAATAAGAGATGGTCTAAACTACCAACTCAGGCTAATGGTTTATCAGCTTCTTCAACCAATTCAGAGACTTGGGCGGACTTTCTCGCTGTCCAACATGCCTACGAAGACAATCCAGACCGTTTTGCCGGCGTGGGATTCGTCTTTTCCGATGAAGATAGCCTCATTGGTATCGATCTAGACGACTGTTTTGATTCCGCCACACAGAGTTTCACAAATGCTGCAATGCAGCAATTAGCAGAATCCATTCAAGGTTATATGGAAATCAGTCCTAGTGGCACAGGGGTGAAGATATTTACCCGCGCTCACTTAAATGCAGCCCACGTTGACCATTCCATCGGGCTGGAGATTTACCCACAGGGGCGGTACTTTACCGTCACAGGGCAGCATCTCTCCGGTGCACTGCCCACTGAGGAGCAGGATATTTCCCTGATTGTGCCACAAAGGGCGGCGCACATTTCAGGTGATGCGTTTGAGGATTACGCCCCACCCGTCCAAGATTATGACTTAGCCAGGGTGGAGACTGAGCTACTGTCTAAGCTTGACCCGGACACAGGTTACTCAGACTGGATGGCAGTAGGGTTTGCGTTGCACCATCAGTTCAGAGGCGATCCGGAGGCATGCGATCTGTGGGATCGGTGGTCTTACAACGACGGTAACTCGACAGGCTACCAGTCTAGCGGTCAGAACTCATGCTATTCCAAGTGGGCGACGTTTAGGAAAGAGTCGGGGTGCACACTGCGCTCCCTTATCTTTAAGGTAAACCAAAAGGAAAAGCAGCAAGCCTTGGCTAAAGGCGAGATTATTTTAGACCAAGGCTCGATGAACCATGCTCGCACATTTTTAGACAGTCATTACGCTAGTGAAGAAGGTTACACGCTGGTGCATTACGCAGAAGACTTTTACATTCATGTCAGGACGCACTATGAAGTTATTGAAGAAGCCACAATACGATCTAAGCTATACACTTTTCTTGATAAATGCAAAAAGACGGGCAGAAAGGGTGCGCTCGAAATGTTTAACCCTTCTCCAGCATCCGTCTCTGCCGCACTTGACGCTGTCAAATCAATTACGCATTTGCAAAATCATGCAAACACAAAACCACCTATATGGTTGGATCTTTACGCAGCCAACAAACCGGATGCGGCTGATCTTATTTCTTTAAAGAACGGTATTTTCCATCTTAAAGATTATGTGATGCTGCCGCACAGCTTAGGGTTCTTCACACAGAACTCTTTGCCGTTTGTATATGACCAAGAGGCTAAGTGCCCACAGTGGTTAGCATTTATGCAATCGATTTGGGGTGATGATCAGCAGTCAATCGATACGCTGCAAGAGATGTTTGGTTACATTTTGTCGGGTGATACTCGCCAGCAAAAGTTCTTTAACATTATTGGACCCCGCCGTAGTGGCAAGGGAACGATTAACAAGATACTAGTATCGCTGCTAGGTCAGCACAATACGGTCGCACCACAATTGGAGGAACTCTGTGATACTTTTGGCTTACAGCCTTGGCTGGGTAAACTATTGGCTTCTTTTACAGACGCACGAGCTCCTGAACGCAATCGGGGCGCTGTTGTGTCTCAGCTTCTTCGTATTGTGGGTGGGGATACCGTCACAGTCAACAGAAAGAATAAAGAGAGCTGGAATGGTTATCTGCCTACTCGTATCGTTATTTATTCTAATGAAGTTCTTCAATTAACTGAGAACTCTAATGCGTTAACAGGACGCATGATTGTGTTAAAAATGACTAAATCATTCTTTGACCATGAAGATACAGAGCTATCATTTAAATTGGAGAAAGAGTTAGCTGGTATTTTTAACTGGGCAATGGAAGGATTAAAGCGCAGACTGGCACGTGGCGGTCACTTTGTACAGCCGGAGACCGGTAGAAGTTTGTTGGAGTTGATGGCTGAACTGGGCAACCCAATTGGCTCATTCGTAGAAGATGCTTTGGAGTTTGATGCGCTGGGCACAGTATCTAAAGACGATGTGTTTACTTGTTACAAACGCTGGGCGCTGGCTAAGTCATTACCGCCAGGTACAGAGTTAGCATTTAAACGTCGCTTCTTAGCTGCCACCCAAGAGCATCGAATAGATGTTGATGTTGATAGAACTAACGGCAATAGGATACATATTTATCGTGGCATTAAGTTAAATCCTAAAGCACAGAAGTACGTAGATAGTGTAGAATCATTTAATGAGGAGGTGTTTTAATATGAATGTAATCACCGTAAAGCAGTATTTAGAAATTTTTAAGTTCTCAAACGTTGAGAATTTAAAACACATGAAGCGAGTGTTGTTTATGTCACATGGAACCGAAGATTTAAAAAACCGTTATGAAGCAATAAAAATTGCATTGGGGGAAGAATGAACGATAGAGACTATTTTGCAGCCACCATTATGAGCGGTATCTGCGCTGGTGACTGGAAGCTAAACATTGAAGAGGGCAGCACTTGGGACGAGATAGCAGCCAAGCGTTGCTACGAGATTGCCGATGCGATGATCAAACACCGTGACATTACCGAAGTCACCGAGGCCGACTTTGTACGCAACGCCAAGCTAAGAGACATTGCAGGTGAAGAATGAACGCAAATGAACTAGCTAACTTATTAGAAGTAGATAGTTGGTACAAGCTGGTAACTAGGGAAGAAATAGCCACCATGCTACGCCAGCAACAAGCTGAAATAGAGGCGTTGAAACGTCATCGTGATAGATTGGAAACGCTGGCGGAAAAGATGTTACAAGGAAGCGGAGAAATAGAATGACCACCTTCACCACACAAGACCGGCAAGATGCTCAACGCACCCCGTTGACCGACGAGCAAATACACGATATTTGGAAAAGTTTATGGGAAGGCGGCAATATTGGACACATAGCTTACACATACGCCCGCGCCATCGAACGCGCCCACGGAATAGGAGAATAGGATGATTTACTTTTTAACTTATTTTTTATTAGACCACTTTGACGCACCATCAATTTACTTTACTTTGTTTTGGTGCATCATTGTCGGTGAAGCGTTGTTTGCAATTGCTGCCGGATTTTTACAGGCAATCAACAAATGAGCTTCACCATCTACCAACACGACGGGCTCAAAGTTATCCAGTGGTTCGCCACAGTTGACAGCCTGATTGCCAGCATGCTGGCCAACCCTAACGACGCATACCACCGCAATGACTGAGATCGCTTTATCATTCTTCATCGGCTTTTTGGTTGGCTTGGTCATGCGCCCAAAAGATAAAGACATGTTAGACGATGTGCTAGAGCGCAACGAGAAATACCGCAAGTACGAAGAAGAGATTAAATATTACAAAGACTTGTGCAAATGGCACGTAGAAAGGAAACAAAAATGAAACGAGTATTAGTTACTGGAGGTGCTGGCTTTATTGCCCACCATGTTATTCAAACCATCCTAAACCAAACAGACTGGAACATTGTTTGTCTTGATCGTTTAGATTTTTCAGGCAACCTAAACCGCCTAGCAGATATGATGGCGGACTTCTCACCTGATACCAAGAAACGAGTAGAGATTGTTTACCATGACCTACGTGCTGAACTCAATCCTATGATTATGGAAATGGTTGGCGATGTGCAATACATCCTCCATCTAGCCGCTGGCTCGCATGTTGATCGCTCGATTGAATACCCGATGGAGTTTGTGCAAGACAACGTTATTGGCACAGTGCATCTTTTACAATTTGCTAGAACGTTGAAAAACCTTGAGCGCTTTGTTTACTTCTCAACCGATGAAGTATTTGGGCCAGCCCCCGTTGGTGTCAACTACAAAGAGCGTGACCGTTACAACTCTACTAATCCTTACTCAGCCTCCAAGGCGGCTGCTGAAGAGCTGTGTGTGGCGTTTGAGAATACTTACAAGCTACCAATTTATATCACGCACACAATGAATGTGTTTGGCGAACGTCAGCATCCTGAGAAGTACATACCAATGGTAATCAAAAAAGCACGTGATGGTGAAGTTGTGCACATCCATTCAGACAGCACCAAAACCATTCCAGGTTCACGCCACTACATCCACGCTAAAGATGTGGCTGATGGCTTGATGTTTATCCTTAGCCTTGATCCTGCTAGAGTTAGTGAAAAAGATTACGGTGGCGCTAAATGTCCTAAGTTTAATTTGGTAGGACCAGAGGAGATTGATAACTTAGAGCTGGCTCGCTTAATTGCAAAAGCCCAAGACAAAGAACTGGTATACAAACTGATTGATTTTCACTCATCTCGTCCAGGACATGACTTGCGTTATGCCTTATCAGGCGAATACCTTAAATCACTTGGATGGGAACCTAAGATCAATTTGACAGATCGCATTAAAGAAGTGGTGCAGTGGACATTACAAAACGACAGATGGTTAATCAAATGACAAAGAAAAAGACTGTAGAGTTTGAAGAAGGCTGGGCGGATGAATTATTGGCAGATGGTACAATCACACAAGAAGAAGTTGATGCTCTGGAAAGAATTATTACTGAGTTTGTGGAAGACGGCACCATCCTTGAAGATCACAAAGAGACAAAACACTAATGGAAAATAAACTACCGTATTACATTGCCGACACCGGACACTTTGGTATCAAGATCAAAGTGTGCTTTTCAGAATCGGCGTTTCATCAGGCTGTTAAAGATTCTAAAATAACAACCAAGCATCATGCTTTGGACATGGGTATTGCAGAGTCACACTACATCCAACAAGAGGGCACACCGTTTGCCATGTTGGGCATCGTGTTTAACTACGAAGAGATGGATAAGTTAGATTCATTAGAGCGTATGGGAATTATTTACCATGAAGTATCACATACCACCACTCATGTATTTGAGTATATCGGTGAAGATGATGCTAAGATTGGTGATGAGTCTCGTTCTTATTTAGGCGAACATATTTTTAAACAAGTGTTTAGCATCTACGCAACGGAGGAAGACAAGCGTGAACGTGCTGGAAAAAGAGATAGAAAAACATCTGACGAAGAAAGTGAAGCAGTCATCGGGGCTTTGTTTCAAATGGCTCAGCAGCGTGACGGGAGTGCCGGATCGGATAGTATTCCTAAACCAAAAGGTACACCTCGTAGAACTAAAGACAGCAACGGGAAAGCTAAGCCCAAGACAGACGCTAGTGTTTGACGAACTGGGCGAAGCTGGTTTTCCTGTACATATATTAAGATCAAAAGAAGACATTGAGGATTTTGTAAATGGCGCTATCAAATAAAATTCTTGTTAGGCAGCAAAATTATAGGAAAACTAAAAAAGGACATTTAGTAAATTTTTTAGGACATGCAAAATCAAGAGCTAAAATTCAAAATCTTCCCTGTGATTTGACATTAGAATACCTGGAATCGATTGCTAATGATGAATGTCCAGTTTTTAACACGCCATTTGTTTGGGGACAAAGTAATGGCAAACACCCGTACAGGCCTTCTTTAGATAGAGTTGTACCAGATTTAGGTTATGTAAAAGGCAACGTTGTTTTTATTTCTTTAAAAGCCAATACAATTAAACAAGACATTACCGAAAAAGAGTTGTATGCAGTAGCAGATTGGCTGCATGATAAACGGAAAGAAGTTTTAGAAAATGTTAAACCGAAACCAGTTGCACCCTTACCAGATGAAGATAATTGGGAAGGCGAAATGCATCCCCAACATCGGACTATTTCTACCACCGGGACTGGGAAAGACAGCAACAACGCTGACCATCATAGCGGAGCAATTTACAGGCAAAACGTTAATCATAGCCCCGAAACGAGTAGCGGAGACAGTATGGGATACGGAAATACAGAAGTGGGAACATCTGAAACACTTGAAAGTGTCCAAGATAATTGGGAACTCCACCCAACGTATGGCTGGATTGAACGCAAAGGCTGATGTTTATTTGGTTAACTTGGAAAATGTATCGTGGTTATTTGAAGTCCAACCCAAACCAATGTTTACCAACCTGGTTATAGATGAGTCTAGCCGTTTTAAGGATCCAAGCACCAAACGTTTTAAGGCCCTTAAAAAGCATTTAAAAGGCTTCCAGAGGCGTTTAATTCTTACAGGCACACCCACCCCTCAAGGCATGGCCGATCTCTGGTCACAGGTCGGTATATTGGATTTAGGAGAGCGTTTAGAGACAAGCCTTACCCGGTTCAGGGATAAGTATATGTCTCCGGACCAAATGAACCGACACACAAAGGTTATTTACAGTTGGAAATTAAAAGAAAATGCAGATCAGATTATTAAAGATAAGATTGAAGATATTTGTTTTAGTCTTAAAGCTGAGGATTATTTACAGCTTCCACCGCTTACAACGCTTTATCACCAGGTTGAGATAGACAAAAATGCAAGGAGTCAGTATGAGCAACTTAGAAAAGACATGGTCGTTGACATCAAAAAAGAAAAAATCACAGCTCCAACAGCAGCAGCATTGGCGAACAAGCTGCTCCAGTTCACATCGGGAGCGGTCTATAACGAAGAAGGAGAGTCTCAAGAAATACACCGCGCTAAATTGGAACGGCTTGAGTCGATCATGGAAGAATCTTCAAGTCCCACGCTTGTCTTCTATCATTTCAAGCATTCACTCCAACGAATACGTCTTCAGTTCCCAGAGGCGGTGGTGCTGGACGATGACAACATTGAGGCGTGGCGTCGTGGCGAGATTCGTATGCTCCTTGCCCACCCGCAGAGTGGTGGTATCGGGCTTAATCTGCAGTGCAACGTTGGAGAGACAGCACAAACGGTCTGGTTCGATTTACCATGGAGCTCAGAGAACTACATCCAGGCAAATGCTCGGATCTACCGCCAAGGGCAAGAAAAACCGGTTATTATACACCATCTAACAGTGACTAATAGTATCGACGAGCACGTAGTAAAAGTATTAGAAGGCAAAATTAATTTACAAGAAGCACTTTTAGATTCATTGGTTCTATGACAACACACAAAGTAAAAGCAGTAGCCCCGCGTCTTTCAGATGAAGACCTTGACCCAATTGAGCAAGACGAGCAAGAAAGTATTGCGTCTTCGCTAATCAACGAAGGCTGGCTGCCGTGGGATGCAGAAGACGTTAAAGATATTAAACGTTTGATAGCGGAAAAAATGCCAGCAAAACAGCGCTATGTTTTAGAAGCTTTTTTGCAAGGTTTGAGTTATAATGATATAGGTGTGAGCGAAAAACATTGGCGCTACCATTTTAACAATGGGCTTGAATTTATTAAACAGGAACTTAAGGTATGACAACATTTATTGTAGAGCATTTACATAACGGCCACCCAATGTTTGACAGCGTTACCGGTGTAGAAGATATTGATTTAACAATGTTTAAAGACATACAAACATTGTGGGTGTGCGACACGAAAGAAGAAATTGAAGCAGTAGAAAGCGAATTAAGGAAAAAACATGCACGACGTAGTTAATAATCCTAAACATTATACGAGCCATCCCTCCGGCATTGATTGCATTCAGATTACTGAGCACATGGGCTTTAATCTTGGCAACGCTATTAAGTATGTGTGGCGTTCTGATTTAAAGAACGATGCCATTGAAGATTTAAATAAAGCCATTTGGTACATCCAAAGAGAAATTGAACGCCGTAAAAAACAGGAACTTGATTCTTACTTAGAGGAGTGCGGAAAATGATGATTAAAATTGATTATGAGTGCGCGGATAGAATTGTCAGCGCAACAATTATTCAAAGTTATATTTCTTTACAGGCCGATTTAAAAAAAGCAAAGAAGAACCCTGGCTCTTTTCACGAAGACGACGTTGCGGTTTGGGAAAGATTAATACCTGCTTTGGAAGAGGTTGGTAGATGGTTTACTTATGATTTTGATGGTGAAGTTAAGAAAGCGAAAAAAGGTAAAAAATGAATACAAGAATTGATTTAGAACAAGCCATTATGGTGGCATGGCAAACTGCTGATGATATTGAGTTGTTGTACAAGCATCATGGCGACCACCCAAAACCAATGACAGAAGATGAAGTTGGTAACGCATTATGGGGCATCAAAATGCTTCATGATATGCGAATGGAGGCTTTGATGGATACGTATTCCCGTAAATTTGAACTGGATCAGTATTGCACAGACCCGGACAAACTAGCGGCAAGAGAAGCATTTTTTGGTATTTCAAAAACAACTAAAAAGAAAGAAAAGAAATGAACGTAGGAGATTTTGTAGTTACAGTTGAACTGACGGTAGAGCAAGTCGATGAGTTAATTAATATGCTCAACCAACCGCTTGGTGTACCAACAGTAGTGTGGGCAAAATACATTGACATTTTTCAACGTCAAGTACGTCCCCAAGTTGATCACGTAAAGACTAACATTGAAACAGTCAAATCCGCCACGGAGAAAATGAATGAGCGATAATTTTTTAAAAAACCTATTGAAATACAAAGGCTTTAGCAACGACGTTAACAAGGCTATTGAAGAAAACGTACGGCGCGATACCCAGGAAAAGGAAATGTTAGACCGAGAAAAAGCCCTTGGCTTGACCCTTCAAATGGTCAATGAAATGCTACCATCCCTCAAAAAAGCCATCCAAGCTGAGGAAAGACGTGCCCAAAAGCCCACAAAAACAATTATCGTTCCGGACGATAAATAAGGGCGGATTTCTCTTGTTTTTTGCATTAGTAGTAATAGGGAGTACAACTCGTCGTGAGACGCTTGGAAACCGACTTTACACACACTACACACAGGAGAATTAATATGGTATCCCCATTTGAACTACGCTTTTCTATTTTTAACACTGCCAAAGATCTGATGATCAAGCAACACGAAGCCAACTTGGCAGCGTGGGAAGTGGTAAACAAGACAACCAAAGAGGCTGCTGAATTAGCACCGGCCTTTCCAACAACTGAAGAAATCATTGACAAAGCTATTGAAATCAATACCTTTATCAGCGGCACTTACACAAAAGAACTAACAAACGTGGCTAAGAAATTGGCTGGCGTTTCAGTAATATTCTAAGGAAACATTATGGCAACTAAACCCGGTTTGTACGCAAACATTCACGCTAAACAGGAACGCATCAAAGCCGGCTCTGGTGAGAAGATGCGCAAGCCGGGCGCCAAAGGTGCTCCTACAGCCAAATCATTTAAAGAGTCCGCCAAAACAGCAAAAACAAAATGAAAGATTTTAAAACCCTTCCTAAAATGAAAACTGGTGGCAGGGTAAAGAAAATGTCTAATGGTGGCAGTTTGTCTTCCATAAGTGGATTTTCTAATTTAGTTGGAAGACCTACAGGTCAATTTTCAGAAGCAGGAAAACCTTTATTTAGAACTGCAAATGATGAACTTGTATCAGAAAAATCTGTCACACTTCCTTACAAAGGAAAATATGTAAATACACCCAGCATTATTAAAGGGGTGCAACGAAGTGATGATGAAATTATGAGCGGTTTAGAAAAAGGTAGAATTAAGCCTACAAGCACACATGATACAATTGAAGATGCGGTAGAAGCTGCAAAAGCAAGAAGTTCAGGATTAATAAAAAAGAAACGCGGCGGGAAAGTTAAAAAATAATGGCAACCAAAAAGAACCCATCCCTATCTATTGGTCGTGGCGAGAAGCTACCAGCCTCTCAGGGCGCCGGCTTAACCGCCAAGGGTCGTGCTAAATATAATGCGGCCACTGGCTCGCATTTAAAAGCACCACAACCCGAAGGCGGTGCTCGTAAAAACTCATTTTGCGCTCGTATGTCTGGTGTAAAAGGCCCCATGAAAGATGAAAATGGTAAACCAACACGCAAGGCAGCAGCACTAAAAAGGTGGAAGTGTGGCAGCTAAACAAAAGAAAACCTTTACCCCGGAAATGGCTGAAACCATTTTGAACCTGGGTAGGCAAGGTGCGTCCCAAAAATCCATGTATTCTGCCATCAACATCAGCAAGGCTACAGCGGCTAAGTGGAAGCAAGAAGACCCTTTCTTTGCCGAAACCATGGATATGGCTACAACCTATGGCCAGTCCTATTGGGAAATGATGATGCTTGCCAACGTAGAAAACAAAGCATTTAACTCCCGTATTGCTGAAATAGCCCTCCGAGGCCAGTATCCCGATGACTACAAAGACAGCCGGGAAATTAAAGCAAACATCAAACAAGAAGTAACAGTAGATTTCAATAAAGAAGTAGCAGAACTGATTTCCGCCCTTAAAGCGTAAATTTATATTTTACTAAAAAAGGGGCTTGACTTAGCCCCTTTTTTGCATTAGTATGTATAGATCTAAAACGTTGAAAAAGGCTAAAAATGACTGCACACGCACTTCTAAGCGCTTCAGGCTCTAAACGGTGGCTTACCTGCACACCCAGCGCCAGACTAGAAGCAACACTCCCCGAGCAAAAAAGACAACCCGGAGCCTTTGATTTTTCACAAGAAGGCACGACAGCTCATTCATTGGCGGAGATTAAATTACGGCAGTATTTTGGTCAGATTGAAAGCGAAGACTATGAAAAAGAATATACAGAGATTAAATCAACACCCTATTACAATGACGACTTCGAGGCTAACGTCGATAATTACGTTCTATATGTTCGCAGCCAAATCGGCGAAGGCAATACCCCGTTATTTGAACAGCGCGTGGACTTCTCTGATTGGGTACCTGACGGCTTTGGTACAGCCGATGTGGTTATACTTTCTAAGCACTCCATTCGTGTCATCGACCTCAAGTTCGGAAGAGGCGTTCCGGTCAATGCGCAAGACAACACGCAACTACGACTTTACGCACTTGGAGCCTACGCCAAGTTCAAAGAAGAGTGGCCGGACATCAAAGAAGTCAGTTACACGATCCACCAGCCTCGCCTTGATAGCATCTCTACCGACGGCACAACGATCATCAAACTCGTCGACTGGGCAAACTACTTCGTCAAACCCAAAGCCAAAAAAGCGTGGGCCGGCGCAGGCGAGTTCCTTCCAGGCGAACACTGCCAGTTCTGCAAAGCCAAAGCGCAGTGCAGGGCGCGGTCGGACTTCAACACAGAGCTAACTCGCTTAGAGTTTAGAGACCCACCGTTACTAGATGAAGATGAAATTAGTCTAGTACTTTCCAAAGCTCAAGACTTACGCACTTGGGTTAACGATGTGGAAGAACACGCAGTAAATCGTGCAGTAGATTCCAACATTATTCCGCCAGGATTTAAGCTAACAACTTCGATAACACACCGTAGGTATGTAGATCAAGCTTTAGCAGCAACAGTCTTGGAAGATAAAGGTTTGGACAAAGAAGTTATTTGGGAGAAACCTAAACTAAAAACCATAGCAGCAATTAAAAAATTAGTTCCTAAATCACCTATAGAAGCATGGTTGGGCGATCTTATAGCGCGCCCAGAAGGCCAGCCAAAATTAGTTCGCGTTAAGGATGATTTAAAGGAGGATTTTAAATGAGCACATGGTTAATTGCAGCAATGGGCGTAGTATATTTTATAGTAGCTATTGATCAATTTTTTAAAGGGGGAACGGGTACAGGAATTATGTTCCTTGGCTATGCTCTCGGTAACGTAGGACTCGTACTTGTAGCTAAATGAAGGTACAATACTGGGATTCAGATTTTGAAGTGCCCGATATATTAATTGACAAATTTGTAAAAGATTTTGATGGACTTCCTGGTAGTGGGCAACGTTCATCTGTGTTAGACTTAAGAGAATCAATTGAAGAAGTTTTAGATTTCATTTCAGAAGAACCAGAAATGTTACATGAAACAGTTTATTTAAATGATTTTATAAAAGCACTTGCAATACGACAAGCTTTGCAGTATCATGGAGTCTTGTATGATGCGTAGTAAGGGTTGCCGAGCTGGCCCCTATTGAAGTCCAGTTCAATAAAACGTTAAAAAGGTAAAAATCATGGCAGCAAGTTCAACAAAAGTTAAATTCGTAACAAATAAAGTTCGCTTTTCATTTGTCCACGTATTTGAGCCAGCTTTAAATCTTAGTGGCAAATTGAAATACTCAGTATCTATTTTGATTCCTAAGACAGATAAAGCCGGTATCGCAGCATTCAATAAAGCTTTAGAAGATTGCAAGAAAGCTAACATGGGCTATTTCGGTGGCGCTATTCCTAAGAATCTAAAGGGTGGCTTACGTGATGGCGACGTAGAAAAAGATGATCCAGTATATGCTGGCAACTATTTCTTCAATGCTAGTTCTGATTTGAAGCCAGGTATTTTTGACGAGAACTCACAAGAGATCATTGATCCTAGCGAGTTCTACAGCGGTTGCTATGGTCGTGCTTCTGTCACAATGTATCCATACGACGTAAGCGGTTCTAAAGGCATCGGCTATGGTTTAAGTGCAGTAAAGAAAACCGAAGAAGGTGAGAAACTTGGCGGCGCAACAGCTTCCGCAGCAGACTTTGCAGCAGATTTCGCAGTATAAGTAGTTTAGTAGTGCAGTAGTACAAGGGAGTGTCCATAGAAACTATGGCCTCCCTTTTTCATCAACCCAATAATATAGAGAATAATAAATGGATCAGTACCAAGAATACATTGCCGCCAGTAGATATGCCCGATTTGTAGATGAGAAACAACGCAGAGAGACCTGGGCAGAAACAGTAAGCCGTTATGTTGAATATGTTTTTAGTCGTACCCCTGCAATACAAAGCAACACCGAATTAAAAAATGAAATTTTTGATGCTATCCATAACCTAGATTTGATGCCGTCTATGCGCGCCATGATGACGGCAGGAAAGAGTGCTGATCGTGATAACACCTGTGTCTATAATTGCTCGTATCTTCCGATTGATGACCCCAAGAGCTTTGATGAAGCGATGTTCATCTTGTTATGTGGAACTGGTGTTGGGTTCTCCGTTGAGTCAAAATACATTAACCATCTGCCGGAAGTGCCAGAAAACTTATTCGAGTCGGACCACACCATCTCCGTCCACGATTCAAAAGAAGGCTGGGCAAAGTCCCTCCGACTATTACTCGCGCACCTATGGGCCGGCGAGATTCCAAAGTGGGACGTCAGCAACATCCGCCCCGCCGGAGCACGACTCAAAACTTTTGGTGGAAGAGCTTCCGGGCCAGAACCATTAATTGATTTGTTTAACTTTACCGTAGCAATGTTCAAACACGCAAAGGGTCGTAGATTGCATTCATTAGAATGCCACGATCTGATGTGTAAAATTGGTGAAGTGGTGGTAGTGGGTGGCGTTCGTCGCTCAGCTATGATATCATTATCAGATCTAGACGATGAAAGGATTCGACATGCAAAAGCTGGACCATGGTGGGAAACAGCCCCACACAGAGCCCTTGCCAATAACTCAGCAGTCTATAGCACAACTCCTACAGTCGGAAAGTTTATGGAAGAGTGGCTTAGTCTTTATAATTCTCATTCCGGTGAGCGCGGTATTTTTAATCGTGAAGCTGCTCAAAACACAGTGGCTAAATATGGTCATCGTGATCCTAATTTTGAGTTTGGTACCAATCCTTGCTCCGAAATTATTTTGCGCCCCTATCAGTTTTGTAACCTTTCCGAAGTGGTGGTAAGACACAATGACACCAAAGAAACCTTACTGCGTAAAGTGCGGCTTGCCTCCATCCTCGGCACCATCCAAAGTACATTCACCAAATTTCCTTATCTGCGTAAAGTGTGGCAACGTAATACCGAGGAAGAACGATTACTCGGAGTCTCTCTTACCGGAATATACGATAACCCATTACTTACCACACAAGGAGAAAAGTTAAATGACTTACTTACCGAGCTTCGAGAGGAGTCTAGAAGAGCCAACGAGGAGTTTGCAGAGCTGCTTGGAATACCTAAGAGTGCTGCAATTACTTGCGTTAAGCCCAGTGGAACCGTCTCACAACTCGTTGATAGTGCTTCTGGAATCCACCCTAGACACTCTAAGTTCTACATACGAAGAGTTAGAGGAGATAAGAAAGACCCTCTCACCCAATTCTTAATTTCACAAGGAATCCCAAATGAAGCATGTGTTTACAAACCTGATCAAACGGTTGTGTTCAGTTTTCCAATCAAAGCCCCAGACGGCATCACCAGGTCAGACGTTACACCAATATCTCACCTTTCTTTATGGCTCACATACCAACGACACTGGTGTGAACACAAGCCGTCGGTCACCATCTCCGTCGAAGAAAAAGACTGGCCAAGTGTCGGTGCGTGGACGTGGGAAAACTTCAGCGAAATCAGCGGCGTCAGCTACCTCCCGTACGACGGCGGCACATACCGCCAAGCCCCGTACGAAGAGTGCAACCAAGAAGTCTACGAACAGCTCAAAGCCAGCCTCCCCAAAATCAACTGGGAAGACTTTAAAGAAAACACCGACAACGTCGAGGGCGCGCAGCAACTAGCCTGTTCAGCAGGAACGTGCGAGATTTAAATTATTTTTATGGTGGTGGGTTTGGGGGACTTGTATAGTCCCCCTTTTTTATGCTACAATAGACTCATATAGATTCGTCTGGACGCCATTGGAGCATTATGATTTATTCTATCGACTTTGAAACCCGTAGCTTTGCTGATCTGCCAGAAGTAGGCTTAGATAAATACGCAAACTGCCTCTCCACCGAAGTGCTATGTATTGCGTTTGGCACCCAACCTGACAATGTATTAGTAACCTCCCCAAAACCCACAGCCAATTTAGATCTAAATAATCTATTAGCCCATGTGCGTGGTGGTGGCAAGATCCAAGCGTGGAACGCCATGTTTGAGTACGCCATCTGGAACTGTGTCTGTGTGCCTAAGTACGGCTGGCCACCACTAAAGCTAGAGCAGTGTATTGACACCATGGCGATAGCGGCAGCCAATAACGTACCGCAAGCCTTGGGCGATGCTGCCATATTCATGGACGCAAACCAGCAAAAAGACACACGAGGCCGGTACCTAATCCAAAAGCTCTGTAAGCCAAATCGCAAAGGTGTGTTTGAAGACAACTTTGAGCTCATGGCGGAACTGTTTGCCTATTGCGCCCAGGACGTACGCACAGAAATGGCCATAGGAGCCGTTTTAAGGCCCCTATCAGCCTTTGAACAGGAAGTTTGGGAGCTGACCCAGCGCATCAATTTAAGAGGCGTACCAGTCGATTATAACGAGCTCCACAGCGCCGTTTTGGCTGTGGTAAGGGCCCAGGATGCCATAGACAACGAATGCCTTGCCTTGACCGGTTGTAAGCCGTCTGAGAGGGCTAAATTACTGGAGTGGATTAATAAGAAAATACCCCATGCACCCATGGCGGATTTAACAGCAGAAACCGTGTCAAAAATGCTGCAGTGCAGCATTCACGCGCGCGTAAAAAAAGTGTTGGAGCTAAGACAAGAAGGCAGCCAAACTAGCGTGGCTAAGTACGCTAAGATGATGGAGATTCAAAGAGATGGGAAAATTAGGAATACATTGGTATATCATGGCGCTAGTACTGGCCGTTGGGCGAGTCGTGGTGGGCTCAATTTACAGAATATTGCCCGACCAACCCTTAGCGATGAAGAGATTGAATTGGCGATACCAATGGTCTTTACAGAAGGAGTGGGCACGATGCAACAACTCTCCTCTTTGGTGCGATCCGCCATACGAGCTCCAAGTGGCAAAACCTTCGTTGACGTGGATTTTAGCTCAATTGAAAACCGAGTTGGGGTTTGGCTCGCAGGACAAGCCGACAAGGTGGAGCTCTTTCGGAAAGGCTTGGATGAATACAAAGTCTTCGCTTCAGAAAGCCTCTATCGAGTCCCTTATGATGAAGTCACGAAGGATCAACGCCAGGTCAGCAAATCAGCTGTCCTCGGTGCGATGTTTGGTCAGGGTTCTAAAGGGCTGGTTAAATACGCTGAAGGGATGGGTGTCACGTTAAGTGAGGGAGAAGCCAAAGCTGCAGTAGAAAATTACCGCAATTCGTATGCAAAGGTGAAGTGGCTGTGGGGAGCTTGTGAGACTGCAGCGATTGATGCAGTTCAGAATCCTGGCACTGCGTTTTTTGCAGGCAAGAAGATTCGATTAAAAGTAGCTAGGGGAGCATTGTGGATGCAACTTCCATCAAGCCGTTTGATCTGTTGGCAAAGGCCAGAGCTTGAGCTGCTCACCACACCATGGGGTCAAGAGAAACTTGGCATTACTATCCACTCCCAGAACACGTTCACTCGGCAGTGGAGTAGGAACCAGTTGATCGGTAGTAGTATCTTCCAATCTGCCGTTCAAGGCACGGCTCGCGATTTCTTGGCGTTTGCTATGATAGAGCTCGAGCGAGCTGGCTATGAGGTTATTAACTCCATCCATGACGAGGTGTTACTCCTTGTGGAAGAACAAAGCGCGGAGTCCGCATTGGATGCTGTGATTAAGATCATGACCACACCACCAACGTGGGCTCCCGACTTTCCTCTTGCAGCAGAAGGCTGGGTGGGTAAGCGTTACAGGAAGTGATTACTTAGGAACAGGAAGTCCGCCACCGTATTGTGGATACTCTTCTTGTTCTTTATTTGCACTCTGTCGAACTTGAGCAGCAGTTAAGCCAGCTAAAGGAGCATTAGCTTTTAATGCTTCACCAGCTTGTTTAAACGGAATTGTAACTGTTCCGCTTGGTTTTTTACCAAAAATTGTTTCTAAACTCTTATCAACTATTTCTGGAACTTTAAAATTTGGATTACGAGAAGCAATTGCTTTTTCTTTAAGAAAATTTTGAACCGCTGGGTTGTATAAAAGTCTTGTTCCAGCAATTGTTGCAGCGCTTGGAATTGCAGCTATAGCAGGATCTATACCCATATAAGCCAAACCACCAGGACCGCCCAATAGTGGAGCTAATCCGTATGTATAACCTAAACGTCTAGCGGCGTAATCTTCCGGATTTTTTGCGCCTACAATTTTTTCAAAAGCTTTTTCTTGTTTTCCAACATTAGCTTCAGCTTGTTTTTGCAACGCAGCTTTTTGAGAAGCTAGACTTTGACCCATACCGGTAAACTTATCTTCAAGGGTTTCTTTTTCTTTACCACTAAGCCCTTTAAATGCTCGTGTTTCAGCTTCATGTTTTGCTTCAATTGCTGCTTTATCAGCTAAATACTTTTTATTGGCTTCTACAGCCATTCGTTGTATTTCGTTTTCTCCGCCAGCCAAACGTTTAGTAGATAATTCAGACTTTGCCGCGTTTATTAATTCGCTAGGTTCAATTTGACCTTCTGCTTTAATGCTTTTAACATAAGAAGCAGCTTTTTCCGGAATTTTACTTCTTGAAAATGCAGTGTTAGCAGCTTTAAATAGTTCGCTACCAACTTGATTTTCAATTAAATCCATCCATTTATCTTTTAATTCATAAAGTGCTTTACCGTAACGATGATCTTTTTTCATCAAAGTGTTATAAGCGTCTTCACTTAAATTACTAAGATTACGTTGCCAATTATCTGGGGTCAACCATTTACCTTTAGAAGTATCTGCAATTAAACGTTCAATATCATTTGAAAATTGTTCTGCGTATTCTTTTCCAAGTAATTTTTCATCGTAAGTATTTTTAAGCGAACGTAAATCTTCTTGAATTGGTTTGCTTAATCTTAAAGTTGACATCCCACCCAAAGATTCTTTATAAGCATCTTTAATAAAACCGGTCATCGCATTTGTTGCTGCATGTCCTTTTAACGCCGGGTCAATTGTTTTACCTAAAGGTTCTAAAGCATAATTTATAACAGGAGCTTGAATATCTACTCCAGTGCCTTTATGAGCTTCTAATTCTGCTTTATGGCGAGCAGCCATTTCAAGATCTGCTTTTTCTGTTGCTTTATTTAAAGCCCGTTGCTCAAGAGTTTGTGCTTGTTTTTGTGAAACGTCTAAAACGTTTTGCGCTGTTTTAGCTTGCTCTTTCATTGGTGCTGTTTTACCAGCAACAAGTTCTTCAAATGATTTTATTTTAGATTGAACCTCTGGCTTGACTCCACCAAAAGGAATAACAGTTGCTAAATTTTCTGCAGTTTGAGCTTTGCCACCAAGTAATTGTCCAAAAGAAAGATTCTTTAATATTTCTGCGTCTGTGTACCCTAAATTTTTAAGTTCTTTATAATTTTTTAACACTGGAGCAGCTACGTGTCCTAAACCAGTTGCAACTGCTTGACCACCAAAACCAAGTAAACCACCCAATCCTGCTTGTTCTAAAACGTCATATGTAGAACCTGAAGATCCCGCAGCACCTAAACCCATACCACCTAAAATGGCTTGAGATGCAGGGCTTTCCGCAATACCTTTAGTTACAGCGGCGCCACCCGGAATTGTTTCAACAATCGGAGCTAATTTAGATGCACCTTTTAAAGCAGCGCCACCTAGCAACATTTCCCCACCAATATTACTTAAACCCGGACGCATACCAGTGTAACCAGCAGATTCAGTAAGATTTTTAGCCCCTGCTTCAGCAGCGCTAACAGCTTGCGCCGGTTCTTCTATACCAGCCATACGCATTAGATTGGCGGGTATACGAGCTACGCCAGTAGCAAAACGTATGGGAGCGGCCATTCTTGCAGCAGCAGCTGGAGGAATTTCTTTTCCGTATTCTGTTATGGCTTCAGGACTAAATGCTTGTTTAGCACCCTGTTTCATTGCTTCAAAAACAGATGGCTTGTCCCAAGTAACACCGGGGGGTTCTTTCTCTACAGTATCTTTAACTGGAGTTTCATCCCAAGTAATGCCTTTAAATTGATTATCTGCCATTATTCGTAAACCAAAGTTCCGTCATTGTAAAGAATAGCTTTTTTACCATAATTAGGATTATTTTTATCTGTTACCATGCCAGTTTTTTGGATAGTTTTTTTCGCGGATGGTTTAGCACCAGACACTTCAACTTTTCCAAGTTTTCCGTTTTTAAATGAATCTACGTTTTCTTGCATGATTTTATCTTTTACACCACTATTTTGCCATTCAACAAGGGCTTCGTCTTCCCTGCCTTTATTTCGTGATAAATAGTTTTTGAGGTCTTGATCAACTAAAGCACCTGCTCGCCGTACTTGATAAAAATTCTTTATGTAATCTTTATGATTATCAATACCAGCAAAGTTTCTTAACCAATCGCTAGACTCTTGTGCTGTAAATTGAGAACCCATTGCTTGCCGTGCTTCTGAAGCAGACATAAATTTTCTTGCGGTTTCAATGCCCATGTTATCAACAAATTTTTGCAATTCTTTAGGATTTAATTTAACCCCAGCAATTTGAGCATACTCCATAAAACTTTGACCTAATTTTGTACCTGGACCAAAGTTATTACTTTCAATATTTGCAAGAACTTGGTCAGACATTTTTTCAATATCTTTAGCTACTTTAGCTCGTTCTGTAATATCTTTATAATCAACATCCATAAATGTTTCATACGATTTTTGTAATGCTTTTTGTTTTAATTGAACATCTTCTTGACTTACAGGAGCACTAGGAGCAGCAGCTGCAGTTTTAACACCGGACTTAAAGTTTGGATCAACATACGGTAAAAACTTAGCAGCATTTTGCTGACCAGATTCACCAATAATTTTAGCGCGGCTAAGTGCTGCATTAGCTTGCGGTGTATTTGGAATAGTACCATCTGGGTTTAATTTAATGTCAGCGTTTTTTAATTCGGAATTAAGTAAGTCAAGGTGCATTTTAAATTCAGGTTTTGCACCATCAGCAGGGTTACCAGTTATCCAACGACCCATAATATTAGCTGGTGTTGGACTAATACCTTGCATTGGTCCTGTACCTGAAAGGTATTTACCTGCTAAATCTTGAGTATCTGCCACACCAGCTTGTGGGGTGTCATACGGTTTGTAAGTGTTACCTTGTTTAATCCCCGTTGGATTATTTACATTTGCTGCAACGTTAACTCCGGTTGTGGTAGTTGTTGTGCTGGGCGTTGTGCCTTGAATTGGCATAGCACCCGGAGCAGTAAATTGAATAGTTTTACCATCTTTAATATAACTTTGTGTGCCATAAGCATCTTTAAGCAATTGCCGTTTAACAAGATCTTTTTGATCTGCCGGTAAAGTTTCAGCAAATGCAAGACTTTTTTGCAATTCAGATTTTTTAAATTCGTTTTCTTTAACTAGTTTACCAAATTCACCTATTTGCCCTGAACTTAAAAGCGTCATACCCCAATCTTGCAAATTTGATGGAAGGGATTCAAGCATTTCAATATAAGGAGGTTTTTTACCACCAGCAGTTGGCTGACCACCAGCGGCAGGTTGTGCTCCTGTTGTAGAAATACCAAGAGAATTTGCAAGCGCAGTGGCTTGATTCTGACTGGACTTAAGCGCTTCCATAGACTGCATTATGTTATAACGCTGAGCTTCTTTTTGTTGGCGTTGTTCTTCCAATTGACGGAACATAGGTTCTTTGTCATGCTTAGTCCAAGCATACATTTTTTGTAAATCATTTTGAAAATTTTCAAAAGGCTTTTCTTCTAAAAGCTTTTGCATATTTGCCAAAATGCTTTTACTAGAATTTTCGTCCATTAAAACACCAGTGGGCGAAGTCATAGTTGCAATCTGACCTTTACCGCCAGGAGTAAATTTAATGTTAGAAACAATAGGCAAACCACCAGTGGGAGTTGCAGCCTCTGACGTTGACGAACTACTAGTTTCTTGATCTGGATATAATGAACCCATGTTTATTCCTTAACCGTTCGGTAATGTGTAACCGTAGTCATCAACTATTTGACCAGGTAAAGCGCCGCCAGATGTTGTAGCATTACCCGTTGGACTTAAAATGCCCATGTTAACATTAGACATGGTTTGATTAGCTGCTGCTTGATTGGCTGCTGAATTTCCCAACCCAAAAGCATTTGCAATATTATTGCCTAAACCATCAAAAGAAGCGCCAGTAATTCCAAGGCTACTTAATAAATTTCTAGCTGCAGAAGGGGCATTACTTAACGCACCTATCATAGACAAAGGAGACATTTGGTTTTGTTGAGAAACAGTTCCTGGAACGTTTACAGAATTAACTAAATTAGCATAATTACCTAACGGCGTAAACGGCGCGTTCATTTGAGCTGAACCTGTATTTAAAGCGGATGTTATTCCTTGAGAACCTAAGCTGCCTAATCCAGTGCCAGCAGCAACGCCTGCGTTTTGGTTTTGTAAAGCAGCAGTCATTTGTTGCGCAAACAGTTGAGATTGCGCATCAGCCTTTGCTTTGTTTACAGCAGTTACGTTACGCAAGCTACCAAATTGACCTGAGCCAATTCCGAATGCGTTGGCCCCTGCAGTATAATTAGGCAACAACTGATTTAACTGTTGGTTTTCAGCAGCAAATAAACCACCTAATGGCGTTGCTGTATTAGGAGTAACTTGGCCTGTTGAACTTGTAATCCAAGGATTAGCAGCACCAGTTGCAATAGTATTTAAAGCTGTTTGACCTTGCGTAAAAGGATTGTTATTTCCCTGCAATGTATTAACTGCATTTTGCCCAACAGTATTTTGAAAAGATGGTGCAGCATTAAGTGCTGTACCAGCTCTGTTAACAATATTTTGTTGTGCTTGATCATACCAACTTGGCAGAGTAGTTTGTACTTGCTGGGTATCCGTAAGTAAATTATTTAACCCTGAAGATCCTGTTGTTCCAGCCATTATGCGCTCGCTTTTTTCTTTGCATCTAATAAATATGCCAAAGGACCCTTACTATCTGGAGGCAATTCCTTTGGGTCATGTTTTTGGGCATGTTCTCTAATTGTTACTAAAAAATTATCTAATACTTTAGCACCAGCATCATTACTACCGTTTCCAAGTTTTGATACTACATCTGCGGGTACAACAAATTCACCGTCTGCTAACATAGCAGCTACGCTATCACTTGTACCATTACCATCGCCTTTTACATAAGTATTTTCCATAGAGGCTAATCCCCCAGGTGAAAAGAATGTTGGCTCATGCCCTTCAGGAACAGAACCACCTGGCGCAAAACGAGGTACAAGATTTAAACCAGAGTGCGGCTGATGCATTGTAAAATGTCTACCGCGCATACGAACTTCTTGCATAGGTAAATCACCACCACCGGCTTTATGAATTATACCACCGTTCTTAGCTTGTTGAATCTCTTGTAATGTTTGAGGATTGAAATATGGTTGCTGATTAGCAACTTGGGCAGGTTCACCATAAGGAGTCATACCTGGAATAGCAACTTGCTGTCCGTGAACAAAAGTTCCTTTTGGCGATCCGTAATTATTAATTGCCGAACCGTAACCGCCAGATGTTGTACCAGTTAATGCACTCGCTGGTCTTGTGTTGCCACTTAAACCACCTAATAAAGAAGAAGCTGCTCCCGACCCGCCTGTTAATCTAGAAGCTAAATTACCTAGTGGGATACCATACTTTAAAAGATCCGCGCCAGTTAATCCAGAAAGTCCTGCTTCAGCAAGTATTGCATCTAATCCAGTTGCTCCGTATACATTTCCAGACAGTCCCGCACCAGTGGGGACACTACCAGCTGGGTAGGCAGCACCAGCTGCGGCATCCTCTGCAGCTTGTGTAGCGGCTAATTGTTCTAAAAAAGAAGATCCAGCACCAGCGCCAACTGCAGCACCTTCTGCTCCAGCACCAATAATGTTGCCAGCGGCATCAACCATACCAACTTCAGAACCAAGTAAACCAGGTAAAAACTCAGCCGCTGCAGCACCGCCAGCCATCGCTAACGGAAGCATCCAGCCGTTTTCAACTAAAAAGTCACCAAGACCACCACCGCTAGGCTGACGATATACAGGTATAGGATTACCGCTTTTATCTAATACATATTTATTAGTAGTAGGATCAACAATGTATTCACCCTGATCTACTTGCTCGGGAGTTAATTGAGTACCTTGAAAATTGTAAGATTTAGCGCCAGCCATAGTAGGACCAGCATAATTTTGGTTACGATAACCTTGTCGAATACCGCTAGGGTCAACAGTTAAGTTGGCATAATTAGGCGTGTAATTGCTAATGTCACCCGTTGTCGGATCATAAGTTACCTTAGAACCATCAGGCATTGTGTATTGATTTGCTCGTGCATCATAAGTTGCACCAGTAAAATCGTACTTAGATGGATTCCAAGTTTGTCCAATTGCGTTGCCTTCAGAATCAGTTTGTGTGTTGAAATAACCTACATGGCTAGGATCAGTAGATACATTAGAATAACTAACTTGACCAGTTTCAGGATCAACAATGGCATCACCATGTGTTGGAGCACTACCCCCACCACCACCGCCTCTGTTTTGGTATTCTTGACTACCTGTTATACCAGCGATAACCGCTTCCGGAGACTGATTTGACCACGTGGCAATACCACTTGGATCGGGAGCTCGACCTAAGTACTGTTGGTACAGTTGCGCTAGTTGATTTTCATCCATTAAATTATCTCGTTATCTACATATACTAATGCAAAAATTAGCATTTTTTCGCCCTAAATCAACGACTTGGGCCATTAATTATTGTGGTAAATTCCATAGCCCAATCCTGCCAGGTTTCATAAACATCTGGGTTTGGAACCGGATAGCGGTTAAAAGATTGTGATTGCACAATGTTCATAGCCGCATCTCGCCAAGTTTCTTCAGGTGAAATTACAATATTCTTTTGACCGTAATAAATAACTAGTTCTTCGTTCCAATTTTCCCAAGTCATATAGTCAGGCAATACAGGAAAGAACGGTTGGAAATTAGGGTCGCTCGTCGCCATATTCTGCAGTAATCAAATTACGACCCATTTGGTAGTTACCATTGACTTCATTAGATTCAAACTTTAAACGCACCAAACGATGCTCAACCCGTAAGTCTATTTTGCCAGTGTCTTTGGTAAAATAGTATGGCCCAGAAGATTCTTCATACGGACCAGAAGCAAATTTACGACCCAAAATAGTCATAGCCATAGTGCCGTCTTGTAAAAAGTTTGGTTCAACTCGGCGTAAGTGCATCCTACGATTAATTCCTTGCAGTGCATTTTGGCTAGGGTTTCCAGTTAACCAACTAATATCGCTGGTAGTAATACTAGAGTATACAGCAATTTCACCTAACAAGTTAATTTCATTAACACCGTACTCGTGTTGCCAAATATTAAATCCGCCAGTAATATAAAACACTGATGTTCCAACGGGAGGAGCTGTTGGAAAATTGGTAGAACAAGTAATTAATGTTACTCCGTCAGGAGCAGTGTTATCATTAAAAATAAATTCGCTAGTTGTTACCAAATAAGTATTGTTAAGACTATTAACTGTATCAAAACATAACGAATCACCAGGACTAAACAATTGTGTTTGATTACCTGACAAATACAATTGGTTCTGGTTTGGTGCCGCTTCTCCAGATGGTGTTTCTATTACAAAATGCGGTGTACTAAACACTGGATCATAGTTCCAGTCACACCAAATTGGCGTTGGGAACAACTCTGTAGTATAACCACAAGAGCGTTGTGATCCTTTTGCTTGACCAGCGTCATACCACAACTGGTCTTTTACGTTATAGATAATAGCATCAGTACATTCTGTAGCGGTGCCACGTGGGTAAAAGAACCAAATCTCATTGTAACGTGGCACTTTAGTTGCCCAGACTTTTTGACGCTGTGAATAGTTTAAATTGTCAAAAAGGTAGTTTACGTTTTTATCATTAGGCAATACTTTTACAGTGCCACCATACAAATAGAATCTGTCAACACCCATCCAGAAATAAATACCATCCATTTCTACAACAGCGTTAGACGACATAATTGAAATCTGACTGGAAATAATATCATACGTCCAGTAAATACTGGTTGCTTGAGGATTAAAAGATACCCGAATTAAACTATCAGTAGCCCAAAACAAACCTGATGGTGAGTTAGTACCACCACGCATTGTCATACCTTTAACAATCTTAGATGGCGCTACGTTAGTTTGATTGGCAAATGTTCCATTCCAATCATAAAAATTGCGTTCAAGATAAGTAGCACTAACGTTGTTGTTAGCAATAAAACCATTTGATCCATACACAAAAATAAATGGATACAATACACAAACACCACCGTCAACACTAATTGGTTTATAGGTAGGGTTTTGACCTTCACTATCGGACAAGCCAGTAAATGACCATTGATAGTTACTATCTGGTGTAATAGCACCCACCAAAACTTGAGATGTTACGCCGCTATCAATGTTTACTAAGTTTTTACCGGGGTGGGCAAAGATAGATAAGTTGCCACCTTGTGGGCTAAACTGTGCATCGAACTGCCATAGGTTTCTAAACGGACCGTTTTCTGGATCAGGTTCAAACACAGGATCATCATTTAGATAAACCTTTGTGGGTGACCCAGCAATCGTGCCACCAGTAACATCTACTGTGGTATTGGGCGAGCTATATGTTGCAGTGCTTACTGTGTAATTTGTTGCAGTATCTGTTTGCTCGAATATAACTTGTGTGCCAGCGGGGAACGTAGTAGTTAAATTACCAGCAACTGTAAATGATGTTGTAGTGTTAGATACTAAACCAACAAACGCTGTGCCAGGTAATATTTGTGCCGTAAACGGACCACTACCAGTGCCATAACTTGTACTGGTGGTATATACATCTAACTCTTTATAGTTACCAGAGAATAAATAGTTAACACCATTATAGGGCTGGGAAATTAATCCTCTAGCAATACCTACTAAGCCATTAAACAGTGTACGATAGCCACCAATTTTCTTTGGTTCGCCACGTTGAAAACGACACCATACACCATCGGTGTATTGATCGTTTTGGAATACAGTACCATCTCGCCTAATTCCAGCCGGAATTGCTAGGCTGTAAATTGAAGTATATTGCGAGGTATCTTGTTGCTGATTATCAGCTGGCATTTAGAATGATCCACCTGTTATTAACCCAGCGGTTAATGTTCCAGTAATGTTTGCTGAATCAGCAGTTAAATTATTAGTAATAGTAGCTGAATCAGCACTTAGGTTATTAGTAATAGTGGCAGAGTCAGCAGTTATTGCACCAGTAATTGAGGCAGAGTTAGCAGTAAGTATTTGGGCATCTAATGTTGCAGCAACGGTAACCAATGGTGTAGATAAATTAGAATTATCTATATTAATAATGTTGGTTGAATTTGCCGATAAACCCAGTATTCCAGTACTGACCAAGTACACACCGCTATGAGTATCGTTGTTAAACGAATACGCTGGTAGTGCTGCAGTGCCGTCAGATGCATAGAACGCACCTGTAGTAGCAGATGTTAATGGGTATAAATATTCGCCATCACTTAAAACGGTAACAATTTGTCCAGCAGATAACACTAACGGTATCTGGGTACTGTTTTCGTTTTGGAAAGTAATGTTATACCCAGACTGATCAGTGTTGTTAGCCAACACATAAATTTGGGTAATGGCAGGCAGTGTTACAGCTAAAGTTTGTGTTCTAGTACCAGACTGGGCAATGTAGGTTTGAATGATTGGGGCAAAGTTTACTAAACTAAATGTATTGCCAGGGATAGAATCCACATCATACGTTGCCGCAGTAAATGTTAAAGCGTTTGGGTTAGCTAAGCCAACGGTAATAAAACCTGTTTGAGCAGCATTTAAAAATATAAAGCCCGAGTCGCCAGGGTTTGTATTAATGGAAGTTTGACCATTAATAGTATTAGGCGATGTTGGGTTAATGGCTAGTGTGCCAGTACCATTGTTTCTAAAACCAATGTACCAACCAGTTGATAATGATTGGATAGAAGGTAATGTAAAACTGCCAGCACCAGCGTTCCAAACAAAGGTTGCAGCACGGCTGCCATCAGTAATATTAGGTGATACAGTTACGTTAACTGGGTTTTGTGTAGTAGCTAGTTGACCGTTGACAGTGGTTAGACCGGCACCAGCCAAAGTAGCAGCATCAGCAAACGAAGTGCCAGCACCAAACGTTACGTTTTGCCAAACACCAGCAGCAGAAGTATTGTCAGTAAGATAGAAGTACTTACTAATACCAACAGGTACAGTAACGCTAGATCCGCCAATAAAGTTTGTAATAATAAATTCATGCGAACCCAAGTTGCGGAAAAGAATGTCTGCGCCCAGTGTTCCTTGATCAGCTTGCGGTAAAGCAATGGTAAGACCATCACTAGCAGCAACGCAATCAATAATACGGGCAGCAGGAGGCTGGCTACCGTTGACAGTAGAAGGCCAGTAGAGAACTTGATCTGTACTAAAAGGGAGTGCAAGATAAGATACATCCGTTGGGGTAACAACGGTGCCTGTGAAAGGTGATGTATAGACGGGGGTCGTTGGCATATTTTATGGTTCCTGAACCGTAGTATTGCGATCTATACGACGAGAGTTATCTTCTTTTTTGAGCGCTGCGATTGCGTCGGTATAGTATTGTTTCCAAACAGGCAGCTTGTCTAAGGCTTTTAAATAGCCTTGAGCTTGTAACAAAGCTCCATATAACATGGCTTGTGGCGCTATTGCCGTCCATAGATTTTGTTGATTGACTTGATCCAAAGGCTGAATCTCAGCGTAATAAATAATTTCTACCGGATAGTTTTGATCTGCAGCTGGTGCAAAATTCCAGTTGCTATAATCATATTCAGCATAATAAATTGGTTTACCATTATCCGATTCAGATAAATACTGAGCCACATAGTCTTGACTGCGAAGTAATACCGGTGAGCCATTTACTTTCATGGATACCGTTTTACGCCAACGTGCTGGTTTGTTAAGTACTGTTTGGTTTTCTGCTAAGCTGGTTTCTACAACAATCAACTGCATGTAAGTCTTGAGTTCAGCAGCAATAGAAGATTCAGCCAACGCAATTAAGTTGGGAATCTGCGCAATGAAGTCTGCGTCATTACGCTCCATATATTGCTGGACGTTCAGTACCAGCGAATCATAGGTCATTATTACGCTCATCGTGTGTAGTAACTTATATTAGGTTGGAAGTAGATTGGTGACTTATCACGATCTTCGTCTTCAAATTGGGTACGAGCATCCAAGGCCAGTTTTTCCAAATAGGCCACTCGGTTTAAATCAATCTGGGGCAACTGCATTGCTAATTTGTGTGATAGGGCAGCTTGGAAGTAAGGAATGGCACGATCTGGCATGTACAGCTCGTTGGTTAACGAACCAACATCTTGGGGTTGCAATTCCAAAATCAGTGAGAATACTTGGAAGTTGTTGTTAGGCACAGGCCATAAATACATCTCTGGCACAATCTGGCGATCAAACCAGTATTGTAGTGTGCGTTGACTTGGGAATTGCTTGTTTGGCAACGAGAAATAATCAGTACGATTAAGACGTGCCATAGGAATGACTTGCTGGCTTTGAGCAAACTGGATAGAACGCAGTGAAAAAACGTTTGCTGTGTCGCGGTTTTTTAGTCTGTAGTAGTAAAACTGTTGTGTTACGTTGATACCAAAGTAAGCCCAGTTACGGTCGGACAGTGTGGTCTCAGGTAATGATTCCCATACAGTCCAGTTAATACCATCGTTACTTACTTCAAGGTCCAGATTATAGGTAGCAGTACCAGAAGGAGCATAGGCGTTAAAGCCAACATAGAATATACGAGTCTGTGGGCTGTAGGCTGCACCAAAATAGTTTTCAGATAAAGTTGATGTGGCATGGAGGTTTAAATCACTGTTGTAGTTTTGATCAAACAGCACAGGAGAATCTGGATTGTCTATTGGCAGCGCACTAGAAATAGTTGGGTTAACAATGTATACCCAGTTTGCTTCTAAGACATCCACACAGTTTTTTGGCATGTAAAGAATTTGCTGGTTGGTCTGTGGACCAAGCACTTCAATCTTTTGTAGCCAGATATTAATGCCACGGTTAGCGCTGTTTTGAAGGATGTAGAATAGCGCTTGACGGCCTGCGTTGATATACTCAGGCGTCATCTCTTCCGCTGTTTTACCAGCATCACGATAGGCGTACGAGATCAGCTGGTCAACAGTGATCTTAGTCTTGTTGTACGTATCTGAATACGCCATTAACGACCCCTGCCAGCGGCTCTCTTAGCTACAGTTTTAGGTAGATTAGGTTGTGCTTTGCCGGCTTTAATAAACTCTTTGCCAACCTTTTTAGGGATGCCAAGAGTAGACTTACCAGCTGCCGCAGCATACATCGCTTTTTGCTGTTGTTCGGATTTGATTGGCATTATGAGCAAGTCCCACCAGTCATCATCTTTTTAGCTTTACCGCCAGTGCGCATGTAACCCATTTTGTTACGCACGTTAGTTGGCAACTTAGCTAGACCAGGGTTATCTTCAGAATCAACTGCTTTTAAAGAACCGCCTTCGCTATAACAAGCTTTGCCGCCTTTTTTGTAAGCATTTCCAAGGGCGTCCATGCGACCTTCTCCCATGCCCTTTTTGGCTGCATCACCATGTGAACCAAAAGCTTCATAGTCAGCAGCGGCTTCTTTTTTCTTTGCCGCAGCTCTATTTTGATCATAGAATTTTTGTTGAGATACTGTAGCACCTGGCTGTGTTGTTGAGCCGCCAGTTGCGTATTTACTTACAGATTTGCCACCGCATAACATTGCAGGCTTTTGGCGTTTAGTATTAGCAATGTCGGTAATGTCTTTATCCGTCTTTTTAGCTGCATAAGCATTTTCTACTTTGCCGCCGGTTTTGTATTTGCGTACAGTGCCGCAATCTTTTTTAGCACGGCCGCCCTTACGCAGTTTAGACAGGTCAGTCTTTTCGCCAGGATGCTCTTGTTTGTCATGCATGGCAAACGCTTTTTTGACAATCTTCTTGTCCTGGGCCAAATCCTCACTCATTTCGCTTTTTTCAGAATGGCGTGACTTATAAACAGCACCGCCTTTTTTATAGCAAGGTAAGTTTTTTACCATCTTTAAGTTTGTTTTAAAGCCTTCCATGATATTCCTTTAAGGTTGTCCTGTATATACTAATGCAAAAAAAGGGCGATTTACGCCCCTAAAAATAGTGCTCTTTCCCGTTTTCTGCGGTTAATCAGCACTTCCGGTTTGTTCCACATTAGGATGGCATCAGCCGCCCCTTTGAGGTCATTCTCGTTCACCTTACGCAATACGGTAGACTTACGGAAATTAGTTTCGCCAATATTAAAGCACAGGCTGTACAAGGCATCGTATTGGTTCTGGGTAAGGGGTACCTTCACGTGGTTGTCAACAGCGTCTTGGCACCACTTTAAATCGCTTTGTAGGAGCTCTTCTACCTGCTCGTCTGTTAGGGTGGCAGTCAGGAGGTGCTTTTCATCTGGTTTAATCAAATGACCCACCCCAATCGTCCATAATCCCTTAGAGTCCCTATACGCCTTATTGCGCAGACCTTCTTCTTTGGTAATAAACGATAGTGTGGATTTTGCTATTGCCATAACGTTTTCTTCAATTTGGGTGTACTTGTCGGTAAAGTGGATTGCTGCCGCAATGCCCAACAACCACATTGATACTGCTATAAATCTTTTCATTTTCGCTCCTTACTCTACGCTATGATAGCGCAAATTGGGGTGTTACTTGTTCATTATCTTTTCTAGTGTCCTGCCACCAAAGTAGAAGGACATAATCAGCATACCCCACTGGCCGAGTAGCTGAACGTATTCTGAATTGACTTCAATCTTGGCAGCCGATAAGCTGGCAAAGATAAAATAGCCAGTCAGAATGGCAATCAGCGTCATAGGGCGGATGTTTTTAGCCAGCCAAGAGTCGCTTGTTGTATCAGCTTGTAGCCGTTTGGTAAGCTCTTGGGCTTCCGTAATGTCAGCTTGGATGTCTGCCAGCTTGCCTTCTTGAGCCAGTTTGGCAAGCTCTAACTGGGCTTGTGCCTTTTGGGCAGGGTCGGGGATCACCTTGTCGATGATCTTCAGACCAGCGCTAACGATGTCGTCAATACCAAACATTAGTGTATCTTCGTTACAATGGCAATCAGGGTAACCATAATAAAACCTGCAGAGCCAATCAGAATTTGCTCTAGACGTTTTAGTCTGGCGCAGATGGCCTCATAGCGTACTTCACAGATTTGTTCGTGGGCAGATAGGGCTGCCTCGTTCTTATCAATCAGTTCAGACATTAGATTGCGATTTCCGTCCAGTTAAGAGTTGCCTCATCCCACTGATACTGCTTACCGTCTTGTGGGTAAGGAGTAGGTGCAGTCCATGTCCAATCAGGCGCAGAGATAGTCCAGCTTGGGAATGGCTGTGGTGCGTAGAATACGTCGTTCTGTGCATCGTACGTGTAGCCAATACCAGCGTAGTTACCACGCAGGGCGGTGCCGCCGTTAGGCTGACCATCTTGGCCATAGTGTTTGCCACCACGGGTGTTGTATGAGGTCTGGATCCACTGACCCGGCGAGGAGTCTACGAAGTGGTTGAAAAAATCGGCCTCGGCAACAATCACTTGTTCTACCTTACCGTTGTTAACTTTTGCATAATGGGACATAGTTTGTGTTTCCTGTTTGTTAAATTGGGGATTATAGCATTAACGTGCGTTGGCGTATTTGAATGGGTTTTCGGCAAATGCGGCGTAGATGTAGGTTGCTGAAACGTTCCAATCTCCGATCGCACTTCTTAGTTTAAAACCATTGGATAGAATGTCGCAAACATTATAGCCGGTTGATTCAGCTGCACTGGTATTTGGGTTTAATCTATCAACACAAGTGTTGTAAGTGTCTCTTGATGTGTCAATAATTGTCCAATCAGAAAGACCTCCAGATGATAATTTAAATAAAATAAACTTAGGTCTAAACCCAGTGTAGATAAACGGTCCATCAGCAGAGTTGTTGCCTGTGTAGCTACCAAACTGCGAGAAGCCAGCGACAGGTGCCCAGCAGTATGCAACCATGTTTTGAGTTGCTGTCCAAGCAGTACCCATACTAAACACACTAGAAGTTGGAGATGTGTTGTTCCAAATTGTTGAGCTTGATGCAGATGCAGCCGTTGAATTAAGTTCTAAATAATTTCCAGCACCAATAGATGAATGATAAACAGCCCAGCTCGTATATCCGCTTGATTGCCTTGTTTTTACAACATAAAAACTAGGAGCAATACCCAGACCATGACCTATTGTTTGACTTGTTGTAGCTGTTTTTGTAAATGTGACTATGCTAAATCCAGCGGTTTGATTAACGCTTACTGTAGATGTTAAAGAACCAGCTGTATTAGTAGTGTTTGTGCCTTGTCCCGCTTGCCATTGCCACGCAACTAATGTGACTCCATTTGTAAAATTACCAGTTCCAATGCTAAAACCGTCGGAATTAAATGAGGTTAAGTATGTCGGTTTATTTACCTCCGCGGCAGTAGTGTTTGATACCAAATAATTTGCTACACCTCTAACTGAATCATTCAAAATGTTGTCGTCAGCAACACTTCGTGATTTGACCCACAATAAATCAGGTTTAAATCCAGTTGTGCCGTTATCATTGTTGGTAATAGTTTGAGTTGTTCCCGTGCTGGTAAACAGCGTTGCATCCATTACCGTCCGACCGTTCGGAATTGCGTATGTTGTTGCCATGATGTATTCCTTACATGTTGTAGGTGTTAAGGGCTAGGAAGCCGGATGGTGCGGTATAGGCAAATGGTTGCTGACCGAAGTTTGCATTCCATATTGTTGAAGTGCCACTACAATATGCTTGAGCGACAATATCACCTAATACTAACGGAGCAGATGAGAAGTTTGCTGTTCCTTGACTTGCGTTGTTTTTATAGAATGTAACAGTTTGACCATCACAGCTTACAGCCATACCAAGCACATCACCCGTTGTGTATGATGCGCCAGTTACTACAGTAGAACCACCAGCGGTAATATTTCCATTGTTAACATACTCAATAGTCTTGCTTCTTGATGAATTCATTAAACCAATGGTCATTGAACCGCCAGAAGTTACTGTAAATTCACTGTAAAACTTACCTGTCAATGGGTAGTACATTGTTGTTGCTGAAACACCACCGCTACTTGTTGCTGATGTTGTCAAGTTGCCGTTACTAAACGTCGGAACACCATAGTATGTTGTTGCTAATGGATTCCAAGTAGGATAGTTCGCTGCCGTTGTGCTGGTCAGCGTTGGGCTGTCGGTCATGGCATCATACGTACTACCAGCGGTTAGGCTGATATTATTACATGTCCAGTTGTTCGAGTTGCCTGATGTGTCATAGCCCAGTGTGGTTGTAGACGTGGTGTTGCTAAACGGCAAGTAGAAGCCGTTTGTGCCATACGTTCCACCGTAGCTAATTGGCTGCCAGACACCGTACAAGTTAAAGCTACCGAAGCTGTTAGGCGTTAGAGCTTGGCCGTCGATGAACTGAACGTTGGCCATTTCGCCGTCGAAGTAATTATTTGATGCGCCGTACTGCTCTCTACCTAGCCAAATTGGATTTGTAGAAGCAAATTTCCAAGCACCAGTAACAGATGTGCTACTAGAAAACGCGGTTACTTGAACACCGTTTATATATAACTTTGGAACAGAAGATGCTGTAGAAGAAGCAACAATATGATACCAAGCAGCTGGATCACGGAATACAGCAGTTGTATTGATTCCTTGTTCACCACTAGTAGTTGTGTTATTTATAACACGAATTATATCATTAGAAAAGTCAATAACGCTGTAATTTGCTGTATCAATATAAGATGTAAACAAAGGATATGTACCACTACCTAAAGACCCACGCTTAACCCATGCACTCCATGTCCAGGTTGATGTGTTTCCTGCCGTTGAGTTTGTACGATTCAAATAAGCACTAGCTGAACCACGCAGTCTTACTGAGTTGCCAACATAGGTCAGTGGCGTTAAGTATCCGCTCGAGTTGAACGTGTGGATGATGTTGCCACCGCTGCTCGTAACCGAACCGCCCGCCATCTGCTGGACAGTGTCAGCGTAGGATACGATCACGGTACCAGATCCGCCTGCGCCTGATGGGTAACCACCACCGCCACCACCGCCACCAGTGTTTGCACTTCCTGCTGTTGCTAATGATGAAGTATTTATACCACCATTACCACCACCGCCTGCACCGCCTAAGCCAGCTGTGCCACCAGGGTTTACACCACCACCGCCACCGCCAGCGTAGGTTACGCTAGAGCCAGATATTGATGATACTGTGCCAGCACCGCCATTACCAGCAGTTGTCCCACTAAAATTTCCACCAACAGCACTAGAGCCACCTCCGCCACCACAAGCGTATAAGTTTGCTCCACCACCACCTGTAGGGCCATCACCACCTTTGTTTCCCTGACCGCTTGTGCCACTTGCACCTGTTGATTGCCCTGTGCCATAACCACCGCCACCGCCTGAACCGCCAGAATATGGCCCAGTAGGGCCACCACCAGCACCTCCACCGCCGCCAACTGCGGCAGTACCATAGGCACTGAACGATGAGTTTGTTCCGTTGTTACCACCAGTGCTTGATGATGTTGAAGCACCACCAGCACCGACAGTTACAGTGTAGGTGGATGTCTTATCAACAGATAAGCCAGAGCCAGATAGTAAACCACCTGCTCCACCACCGCCTTGAACAGAACCTCCCGATCCACCACCAGCAACAATCAGGTAGTTCACCGAGAAGGCGGAAGGCGGTGTGATTGCCTTATAACTCGAGTAGGACACCCAGCCCTGTGTAGCACCACTATAAACAAACGTAATGCCTTCGTTGTTCTGGTCAAGCTTAACGCTAGTTGTTGCGCCGTTCAGGTTGTTACCGTTGGGATTAACCACCACGTTGTTGGTAGCGAACGTGCCAGCGTAGTCTAACAATCCAATCAGCTGACCAGAGGTTGGGCTCGCGGGCAGCGTTACTGTGATGGCTGCCGAGGTTGTGTCAATAGGGTACGCGTTACCAGCCGTAGCGGTGAAGTTGGCAGACTGGACAGATTGCCAAGTAATGCCACCAGACGAGCTAGTCAGGGGCACCACAGTGCCGCTAGAGTTTTTGTAGTACAAGATGCCGTCGGTGATGTTGATCGCCAACTCGCCGTTTGTCAAGTTGCTAGAACTCGGTGTTGCCGCCGCAGTCGTGCTGTAGTACAACGAAATAGGTGTGTAGCCTGATTGTGCCATTGAAATATATTCCGTTAGTTAAGCAGTATAAGTGCCTGATGCTGTGAATTTGATAATTGTATTGCTGCCTGATGTTGTGATAGTTGGGCTGCCGGTTGTAGTATTAGAATAATTAGCAGTTGGTACGGATAGAATGACTACGCCTGAACCGCCTGAACCAGGTGAGGCACCTGTACCTCCGCCGCCACCGCCAGAACCTGTATTAGCAGAAGCACTACCACCGCTACCACCAGGACCGCCACCATTACCGCCACCCGCTTGACCGCTACCACCAGAACCATCTCCACCACCACCGCCACCGCCAGCGTAAGTTACTGACGAGCCGGTAATTGATGAAGCGCCGCCAGCGCCGCCAGCACCACCATTATTTCCACTACCACCTGAGCCTACAGCACCTTTACCTCCGCCACCACCACCAGATGGGTAAGATGATGGGCCATTATAACCACCAACACCACCATTGTTGCCTTGGCCGGATGTTCCACTACCACCAGCCACTGGACCGTTTCCTCCACCACCACCTGATCCTCCAGCGGAGCCAGGGGTTTGCGCATTTCCATAACCTGCACCGCCTTGACCACCACCAACTGTAGTTATTGAAGTTAATCCTGAACCAGTTAAAGATGATGCAGAACCAGCAGAATTTCCACCGCCGCCAGCACCTACTGTGGTTGTGTAAGTAACACCTGGAGTAAATGTTGCTGTGCCGGTAAGCATACCGCCAGCTCCACCACCACCACCAATTTCTCCACCACCGCCAGCTCCACCAGCTACAACTAAATAGCTTGCTGAGTAAGTTGTTGCAGCTGGGATACTAGCGTTAAAGCCGTCATAAATTAACCAGCCTTGAGTAGAATCCACATAGAAAATAGCCACTGCTTCACGGTTAGTAGTCAGTTTAACACTGGATGTTGATCCTAAAAACTTATTGCTGTTAGGATTAATAATTAAGTTGTTTGTAGCAAACGTGCCAGCATAGTCAACGAGCGCAATGAATTGGCCTGCAGTTGGAGATGCAGGCAGCGTTACTGTGATGGCTGCGGAAGTCGTGTTGACATAGTAGCCATTACCAGCAGACGCTGTGAAGTTGGCAGACTGAACTGCCTGCCAAGAAAGCGAGCCACCCGAGCTAGACAGTGGGGTAACTACGTTGCTAGGGTTCTTGTAAAACAAAATACCATCAGCTGTGTTGATTGCCAACTCGCCAGCAACCATGTTGCCAGCTGTTGGTGATGTACCAGTGCTAGAACTGTAATACAACGAAATGGGTGTGTAACCGCTTTGTGCCATATAAGTATATTCCGTTAATTAAGCAGTATAGGAGCCAGATGCTGTGAATTTGATGATCGTGTTCGATCCGCTTGTGGTCACGGTAGGTGATCCAGTTGTAGTGCCTGAGTAGTTGGCTGTTGGTACAGATATAATGACTACGCCTGATCCGCCAGCGCCAGTGGTAGAATTATCTGCACCACCGCCACCACCACCTGTGTTAGTAGTTCCATTTGAACCAGAAGAAGCACCTGCTGCACCACCTGCGCCACCACCACCAGAACCTCCACTACCACCAGGACCGCCTCCACCAGTTCTATTTGGATCATAGCCACCAGCACCACCACCGCCACCAGCATATGTTACAGATGATCCAGTGATGGAGGATGCAGTTCCTGCGCCACCATTACCACCTGCACCACTTGTCCCATCAGAACCAACAGCACTAGCACCACCTCCGCCGCCACCACCAAAAGTAGGACCTGCATTACTAGAACCCGTGCCACCATTATTTCCTTGACCAACTGTGCCAGTGCCACCAGGATCAATGTTACCAGAACCGCCGCCACCTGATCCACCACTACCACCAGAACTAAATCCACCATATCCGCCACCTAATGCGGTTGTTTGACCAGTTAAAGATGAATTGTTACCGGGGTTTCCTGTAGTTCCTGCGTTTACAGAAGCTCCGCCTCCACCGACAGTTACAGTATAAACCGACCCTGGGGTTAAAGATGCTGTTCCGGTTAACAAACCGCCAGCGCCACCGCCACCGCCACCACGATTAACCCTAGATCCACCACTAGCACCACCAGCAACAATTAAGTAACTTGCTGTGTAGGTTGCGGGTGCTGGGTTGCTGCCCAAGAAACCAGCGTAAGGCAACCAGCCTTTGGTAGAGTCAACATAGACAAACAACAAAGATTCTCTATTAGTCGTTACAATCACGTTACCAGTAGCACCCAATATCTTGCTACCATTTGGATTAATTGTTAAATTATATGTAGCAAAAGTACCAGCATAATCCACAAACCCAACAGCCTGACCAGCGGTTGGGGAAGCTGGTAGAGTAGCCGTAACGCCAGCAGATGTGGTGTTAACTGGATAGCCCTTACCAGCACTTGCTGCGAAGTTAGAAGCTTGTACAGACTGCCAAGAGACAGCAGCAGAACCAAAAGACAGAGGCACCACTGTGCCGCCTGTGTTTTTGTAGTAGATCACCCCGTCGGCGGTATTGATCGCAATTTCGCCGTTTACTAAGTTACCAGCAGTAGGTTGAGCCGCTGCAGTGGTACTGTAGTAAAACGAAATCGGTGTGTATCCGGATTGTGCCATGTTTTATTTCCGTAAATGTTCTAATACTATTTGTGGTTCAACAAACCGATCGTTGCTGTGGGGTGTTGCTTCCCACCAGATAAATTGGTTTGGCACCAAGTGTGATCGGTCTTTTAATAAATTAATGTTCTCATGGTGTCCAAAGATCAACGGATCAGATGGCCCCCACAATACTATGCCTTGTTTGCCTTCGTCCCATGCAAGATGCTGAAAGAAACTATCAACACCAATCCAAGTACGGCATTCTTGCAACATCTCACGCAACCTTGGCAAACTCATGTTCTTCACAAAGTTATCTACCAGTTGTTCTTCACCTTCAACGCCAACTTGGATAATTGGCTCGTCAATCATTTCAACAAGCTGTTTCCAATACGTTAGCGGATAGTTCTTCGGGTTTAACGCGCCCGTTCTTAACTTTTGCGCAAATGGGGCTATGATAATCATAAGTACATCCCCCGAAACGCATCTTCCAAACTATCAGTCCACTTGCGATGCGCCATCCATTTATAGATGCTCCAGTTGTCAATGTCACCAAACAACTGTTTTGCTTCACCAATCGACTTGCCAGGAATAATATCTGGGTAGCAAGTAAACACCATCGGGTCTTTTAACTGCGGCAATATGTGGCTAAACACAATGTGATCGCCCATACCGCAATTTAAAACCACTATCGTCTTATCACGACAAGCCAAGTAGTTTCTAAAAATCTGCTCATCGTGCGTATACAACTCGGCGTTAGTCTCGCTACGAATACCACCTTGCGGGTTCTTCATGTGCCACGTTGTTGCGTTTGGCACTGCTAAAACCTTATAACCTTTTTGATGCAAGCCGTATGTAAACAGCGTTTCTTCCCGATGTGCTACCCGTGAAAGACCAGTATTAAAGTTGTGCACACCAGCACGGTATAAAAAAGTGCAGTGTAAATGTTCAACTTCCCTAACCATTGGAATAGGGCTCCATTGGATATTGGGCTCACTATCAATGTGATCAATTTTACCAGTTGAGTTAACATTTTCAAATATATTTGGCGGTGTTAAAACCGCCCCTCCAATTGCTCCAACGTTACTAAGTGCATGTAAGTATAAACTTCTTAACACATTAGGCTCGGGGATAGCATCATCATCACAACGCCACACCCACTCGTAACCCTCGTTTACTGCAATGTCATTGGCTTGTTGGTGAATGTGATGTTGGCCTTTTTTGCCAGCATACCGCCATTCCCACTTAATTGCCTTTAAATCTAACATCTGAAAAAAGTACGAATAAATCATCTCTTTTCGCATGTCTTGCGGTTCGTCATTATCATCAAATATAATCAGCCGATCCACTGGCTTGGTCTGATTAATAATAGCGTTTAATACCAAGGGCAAGGTTGTATGGTAGCGCCCTCTTGTTGCTACCGAGCATAGAACCTTACTCATTGTCCCACCTGCAGATCATCAAGTTGCTAATGTTGTCGTTGCTTACTGGCACCATGTCGTGTGAAATGTTGCCGTTGTGGCTGATGTAAGTAAACTGAAAGCCAGGGAAATGACTCTCGTTTAATCCATGCAACCTATGGTGTTCACCCCAAAAGCCTTTTGGCTCGTTGTGTGGCACCGTAATCAACAAACGCCTGCAGTGCTTCTTGAGCTTTTCAACAACTTCTAAACCATTGTCAAGGTGCTCAATCACTTCAAACGCCAAAATAGTGTCGTAATGCTCCAACTCGTAGCTGTTAATATCTGCCCAATCAAACTGACAGTTATCACCCCACTTCTGATCACGCGCCACATCAACAATAATCGGGTCATAATCCAAACCTAAATACTGAATGCGTGGTGCAAAAAACTGTGTACCATAACCGGTAGAACAACCAATTTCTAACAGCTTGTTGCCAAAAATATTACGTGCTGCCCACTCATAGCGCTGTGTTTCTCTTGGAAAAACCTCGTCACCCTTTAGAAAAACGGCTCGCTCGTAGTTGTTTGACAGGCGCCAGTAATACCAATCTCTGTTGTACTTCTTAGCCAAACGCAACTCGTTTAGCAAAAACTTTTCTTTCCACTTTTGAATTAGGCTTTCATCGTGCATGGTGCCTTCTGCTTCATGCCAAATCGGAAAGTCACCTTTGTAACCCACATCTACCAATTCAAAACCAGCATCTTGTGCCAACATGCAAAACTCAATATCATCGCATCCGCCAGTGCCGTATTCTGTGTTTAGTAATCCAATTTTTTGAAATACTTTAACATCAATCATCACACAGAAAAACACAATAAACTTGCGTTTTGTAATGTCTGAATACTGTGTCAATACACCAGCAATATCAGCTACATCTAAACGCTCTAGCCATTTATTTTTTGGCTGTTCTAACAGCACCGTATCGTTGTTTAACAATACAATCTTTTCACCCTTGCACACCCGAATGCCATTGTTAACGGCTTTTGGGAAGCCTAGCGCCTCGTTGCTCCAAACTACCACCAAATTAGGTATAGCAGTTTGTAAGTAATCCAAATAGGCTTTGGTGTTGTCAACACATCCGTTTGCCGATACAACCAACTCTACGTTGGTCATATCGGTGTACTTGATAATCGACTCAATACAAGGTTTTAAATACTTCTCACAATTGTTATATGTTGGTATAACGATGCTATATTTCATGTTTTCCTTTAGAGGTTTATACAAACCTCCTAATTATAGCACAACTACTTAGAACGTACCGCCTTTGATACCGCTCGTAATTGCACCGTTGGTTGCGTTAAATACTAATCCAGAGTTGGTGTATACCGACTGACTACCTGTCAATCCTGTCACCAACGTTGGGTAGGTTGTTGCTGCTGTGGTGTTGCTTACCGATACTGTGGTTGGAGCGACACCGCTGTAACCAGAGATACCTGACGCGCCTGAGAAACCAGATACACCAGAACCGCTGTAACCGGAGAAGCCAGACAATCCAGAACCACTGTAACCAGAGAAGCCGCTGTAACCAGAGATACCTGAGCCAGAGTAACCACTGTAGCCAGAGAAACCTGAGATACCGCTGCCTGAGTAGCCAGAGAAGCCTGATAAACCAGAGCCGCTGTAACCAGATGTACCACTGTAGCCAGAGATACCTGAGAAGCCAGAGAAGCCGGATGTACCGTTAGTACCGTTGGTTCCAGAGTAACCGCTGGTGCCACTGTAGCCAGAGATTCCAGATGCGCCTGAGAAACCGCTGATACCAAATCCGCTGTAACCAGAAATACCTGAGAAGCCGCTGTAACCGCTAATACCAGAACCGCTGTATCCGCTGTAACCTGAGAAGCCTGAGATACCAGAGCCACTGTAACCAGAGAAGCCACTGATACCAGAACCACTGTAGCCTGAGAAGCCGCTGATACCAGACGCTCCACTGTATCCAGAGATACCTGAGAAGCCACTGTAACCAGAGATACCTGAGAAGCCACTGTAGCCTGAGATACCAGACGCGCCAGAAATTCCAGAGAAGCCACTGTAGCCGGAGATACCAGATGCGCCAGAGAAACCAGATATACCTGAGAAGCCACTGTAACCTGATACACCAGAGTAACCAGAGATACCAGATGCACCTGAGAAGCCACTGTAACCGCTGATACCAGAGCCACTGTAACCAGAGAAACCTGACAAACCAGATCCACTATAGCCAGAGAAGCCACTGTAGCCACTTACACCAGAACCGCTGTAACCAGAAGTACCAGAGAAGCCGCTTATACCAGAACCACTGTAGCCAGAGAAACCTGAGACACCAGATCCGCTGTAACCACTGTAGCCTGAGAAGCCTGAGTCACCATCTTGACCGGAGATACCTGACGCGCCAGAGAAACCGCTGTAACCAGAGATACCAGAGAAGCCAGAGATACCAGATGCACCAGAGAAGCCAGAGCGACCAGAGAAACCAGAGATACCTGAGAAGCCAGAGTCACCGCTGTAACCAGAGATACCTGAATCACCAGAGAAACCTGAGAAACCTGAGTCGCCTGAGAAACCGCTGTATCCAGAGATACCAGACATACCTGAGTAGCCAGAGAAGCCTGATAAACCAGAGCCAGAGTAACCAGAGATACCGCTGTAACCAGAGATACCAGATCCACTGTAACCGCTGTAACCAGAGAAGCCAGAGATACCAGAACCTGAGTAGCCAGAGAAGCCAGAAATACCTGAGCCAGAGTAACCGGAGAAGCCAGAGTCACCTGAGAAACCTGAGATACCAGAGTCACCTGAGAATCCAGAGTCACCTGAGAAACCGCTGTAGCCAGAGATACCGGATGCTCCAGAGAAGCCAGAACGACCACTGTAACCAGAGAAGCCTGAGATACCTGAGAAACCAGAATCACCAGAGAAACCACTGTAACCAGAAATACCGCTGTCACCAGAGAAACCTGAGTCACCAGAGAAACCGCTGTAACCTGAGATACCAGATTGTCCAGAATAACCAGAGAAACCAGAAATACCAGAACCGCTGTAACCAGATTGACCGCTGTAACCACTGATACCAGATCCACTATAGCCACTGTAGCCAGAGAAACCACTTACACCAGAACCAGAGTAGCCTGAGAAACCTGAGATACCAGAGCCGCTGTAACCAGAGAATCCTGATTCACCAGAGAAACCGCTGATACCAGAGTCGCCAGAGAAACCTGAGAAGCCACTGTAACCAGAAATTCCAGATGCGCCTGAGAAGCCAGATCGACCGCTGTAGCCAGAGATACCAGATGCACCAGAGAAGCCTGACTCACCAGAGAAGCCACTGTAGCCAGAAATACCAGAGTCACCAGAGAAGCCTGAGAAGCCAGAGTCACCGCTGTAACCAGAAGTACCTACTTCACCAGAGTAACCTGAGAAGCCAGAGATACCAGAACCACTGTAACCAGATTCACCGCTGTAACCAGAGATACCAGAACCGCTATAACCTGAATATCCAGAGAAACCGCTTACGCCTGATCCAGAATAGCCAGAGAAGCCTGATAGACCAGAGCCAGAGTAACCAGAGAATCCAGATGTACCTGAGAAGCCAGAGATACCAGACGCGCCGGAGAAGCCTGAGATACCGCTATAACCAGATTTACCAGAGAAGCCTGATGTGCCTGAGAAACCACTGTAACCAGAAATTCCAGAGTCGCCAGAGAAACCTGAGATACCGCTGTAACCAGATGTACCAGTTGCGCCTTGTAAATTAATATCCCATGGATATACACCCGAACCAGCGTAATTGTTTACGTTGAATGAGAACAAACCTGTTGTTGGGTTGTATGCTGTAACAGTTACGTTGGCATAGTTAAAGGCGTCGTGAGCAATAACCGCTGTTTGACCAACAGTCCAGCTTAATCCTGTGCCAACAATAATGGCACCAGAAATATCACCTAGAGCAAAGTCGCCGTCTGTACTGGTAGTTGCATACTTGTCGCTAGCACCAGAAGTACCACTGTAACCAGAGAATCCTGAGATACCAGAGAAGCCTGATGCACCAGAGTAACCAGAGAAGCCGGAGATACCTGAACCAGAGTAACCAGATTCACCACTGTAACCAGAGATACCAGATCCGCTGTAACCACTGTAACCAGAGAAGCCAGATGTACCGATACCACTGTAACCAGAGAAACCAGACAAGCCAGATCCGCTGTAGCCAGAGAAGCCAGACTCACCAGAGAAGCCACTGTAACCAGATTCACCAGAGAAGCCACTATAACCAGATTCACCAGAGAAGCCAGACGCACCAGATTCACCGCTGTAACCAGAAAAACCAGATTGACCATCTGGGCCTACGATTTGACCAGCGTTAAACCAGTTTGTGCCATTCCATACATACAAATCGCCGTCGGCTGTAACAATGTACGCATCATTAACTTGGTTGCCAATTAATGGTAAGTCGCCTACTGTTGCAACAGTGCCTTTGAGGTTGATTGAAGTACCTTGAGCGCCGCTGTAACCAGAGTAGCCTGAGTAACCTGAAGCACCATCAATACCGCTGTAACCAGAAGCGCCATCAATACCGCTGTAACCAGAGATACCTGAGAAGCCAGAATCACCGCTGTAACCGCTGATACCGGATCCACTGTAACCACTATAGCCTGAGAATCCAGAGATGCCTGAGCCACTGTAGCCAGAGAAACCGCTTACGCCAGAGCCACTATAGCCAGACTCACCACTGTAACCGCTGATACCGGATCCACTGTAACCGCTGTAGCCTGAGAAGCCAGAAATACCAGAAGCACCGGATGCACCAGAGTAGCCAGAGAAGCCAGATAGACCGTCAATACCACTGTAGCCAGAGAAGCCAGAATCGCCTGACCAACCAGAGATACCAGAGTCACCAGAATAACCTGAGATACCAGAGTCACCGCTGTAACCAGAGATGCCTGAAAAGCCAGAGATACCAGACGCGCCTGAGAAGCCAGAGAAACCGCTGATACCAGAGAAGCCAGATGTACCTGAGAAACCGCTGTAGCCAGAGATACCAGATCCACTGTAACCAGAGTAACCTGAGAAGCCAGAAATGCCAGAGCCAGAGTAACCAGAGAAACCACTGATACCAGAACCTGAGTAACCAGACTCACCGCTGTAACCACTTATGCCGCTGCCACTGTAACCACTGTAACCTGAGAAGCCAGAAATACCGCTGTCGCCAGAGAAACCAGAAATGCCTGAGAATCCGCTGTAACCAGAGATACCAGAATGGCCAGAAAAACCAGAAATGCCTGAGAAACCGCTGTAACCAGAGATACCAGAGTCGCCTGAGAAACCGCTGATACCAGAATCACCGCTATAGCCTGAGATACCAGAGTCGCCAGAGAAACCTGAGAAGCCTGAAATGCCAGAAGCTCCAGATTCACCTGAGAAACCGCTGTAGCCAGAGATACCTGATCCACTGTAACCAGAGTAACCTGAGAAGCCGCTAATACCAGATCCGCTGTAGCCAGAGAAACCGCTAATACCAGATCCGCTGTAGCCAGAGAAACCGCTGTAGCCGCTTACGCCAGATCCGCTGTAACCACTGTATCCAGAGAAACCAGAAATACCGGAGTCACCAGAGAAACCAGAATCGCCTGAGAAGCCACTGTAACCAGAGATACCAGAATGGCCAGAAAAACCAGAAATACCTGAGAAACCGCTGTAGCCAGAGATACCAGAGTCGCCAGAGAAACCGCTGATACCAGAATCATCGCTGTAACCAGAAATACCTGAATCACCAGAGAAACCAGAGAAGCCAGAAATGCCAGAGTGGCCAGAGAAGCCAGATGTACCTGAGAAACCGCTGTAACCAGAGATACCAGATCCGCTGTAGCCAGAATAGCCAGAGAAGCCTGAAATGCCAGAACCAGAGTAACCAGAGAAACCTGAGATACCACTACCACTGTAGCCAGATTCACCACTGTAGCCACTAATACCAGAGCCACTGTAACCAGAATAACCAGAGAAGCCAGAAAGTCCAGAGTCACCAGAGAAACCTGAGATACCAGAATCACCGCTGTAACCAGAAATACCAGAGTCGCCAGAGAAACCGGAAATACCAGAATCACCACTGTAACCACTAATACCAGAGTCGCCAGAGAAACCTGAAATACCGCTGTCACCAGAGAAGCCTGAAATACCTGAGAAACCTGATTCACCTGAGAAACCAGAAAAACCGCTTATGCCAGAGTCGCCCGAGAATCCACTGTAACCTGAGATACCTGAGCCACTATAACCAGAATAGCCAGAGAAACCAGAAATACCAGATCCGCTGTAACCAGAGAAGCCAGATACACCGCTTCCAGAATAGCCTGAGAAGCCACTATAACCGCTGTCACCGCTTCCGCTGTAACCAGAGTAGCCAGAGAAGCCAGAAAGTCCAGAGTCGCCTGAGAAGCCGCTAATGCCGCTAAAACCGCTGTAGCCAGAAATACCAGAGTCACCAGAAAAGCCAGAATCGCCTGAGAAGCCACTGTAACCAGAGATACCACTGTCGCCAGAAAAACCTGAAATACCGCTGTCACCAGAGTAGCCAGAAATACCAGACGCGCCTGAGAAACCAGATTCACCAGAGTAACCAGAAATACCTGAATCACCTGAGATACCAGAATCACCAGAGAAGCCGCTGTATCCAGAAATACCAGATCCGCTGTAGCCAGAATAGCCAGAGAAACCTGAAGTTCCTATTTCACCGCTGTAACCAGAGAAGCCTGATAAGCCAGATCCGCTATAACCAGAGTATCCAGACTCACCACTGTAACCAGAATCACCAGAAAAACCTGAGATACCAGAATCACCACTGTAACCAGAGATACCGCTGTCGCCAGAGAAACCAGAGAAGCCTGAGATACCAGAATCTCCAGAAATACCGCTGTCACCGCTGTAACCACTGTAACCAGAGTCACCAGAACCGCTGTAACCAGAATAGCCAGAGAAGCCAGATGTACCTATGCCGCTGTAACCAGAGAATCCTGATAGACCACTACCAGAATAGCCAGAGAAGCCGCTATAACCAGAAATACCGCTACCACTGTAACCAGAGTAGCCAGAGAAACCAGAAGTTCCTACTTCACCGCTGTAACCAGAAAAACCTGATTCGCCAGAGAAACCTGAAATACCAGAATCACCACTGTAACCAGAAATACCAGAGTCACCACTGTAACCACTAATACCACTGTCACCAGAGTAACCAGAATTGCCACTATAACCAGAGTCACCACTGTAACCACTAATACCACTGTCACCAGAGAAACCTGAAATACCAGAGTCACCGCTGTAACCAGAAATACCAGAGTCGCCAGAGAAACCGGAAATACCAGAATCTCCACTGTAGCCACTTATACCACTATCACCAGAGAAACCGCTGTAACCAGAGAAACCTGATGTACCAGAGCCACCGCCAGAACCTGGCTGACCGCTGTAGCCAGAGAAACCTGACAAACCGTTTTGTCCGCTATAACCAGACAAGCCATCTTGTCCGCTGTAACCAGAAGCGCCGTCTTGTCCAGAATAACCAGACTCACCACTTAAACCATCTTGACCGCTGTAACCAGAGAAACCTGATTCACCGTTTTGGCCAGAGAAACCTGAAATACCAGACGCACCGTTTTGTCCAGAGAAGCCTGAGATACCAGATGCACCATCTTGACCGCTGTAACCAGAAATACCGGAAGCACCATCTTGACCACTGTAACCGGATTGACCATCTTGACCAGAGTAACCAGAGAAACCTGATTCACCATTTTGTCCGGAGTAACCAGATTCGCCGGATGCACCGTCAATACCGCTGTAACCAGAGAAACCACTTAAACCATCTTGACCTGAATAACCTGATTCACCAGAAAGACCATCTTGTCCGCTGTAACCAGAGATACCAGATGCACCATCTTGGCCAGAGAAACCTGAAATACCAGATGCACCATCTTGACCACTGTAACCAGAGATACCAGATGCACCATCTTGACCAGAGAAACCTGAAATACCAGATGCACCATCTTGACCACTGTAACCAGACTGACCATCTTGACCAGAATATCCAGACTCACCAGATAAACCGTCTTGTCCACTGTAACCAGATAAACCAGATGCACCATCTTGGCCTGAGAAACCACTTAAGCCATCTTGACCACTGTAACCAGAGAAACCTGATTCACCGTTTTGGCCAGAGAAACCTGAGATACCAGACGCGCCATCTTGACCGCTGTAACCAGACTCACCAGACAAACCATTTTGTCCAGAATAGCCAGAGTAACCAGAAATACCAGAGTGACCAGAAACACCAGATCCGCTGTAACCAGAAATACCTGAGAAACCAGAGATACCACTGTCACCACTGTAGCCAGAAGTACCAGAGTCGCCAGAAAAACCACTGTAACCAGAAATACCGCTGTCACCAGAGAAACCTGAGAAGCCGCTGTAACCGCTATCACCAGTTGGGCCAACAATTGGACCTACGTTGGTCCATGCTGCGCCAGTCCATACATACAAGTCACCATTAGATTGAACAATGTATGCGTCATTTAAATTGCCTGTTGGTGGTAAGTCCCCTGGAGTTGCAACAGTACCAATAATATTAACTGATGTACCTTGCGCACCACTGATACCAGAGAAACCACTGTAACCAGAAATACCAGAGTCACCTGAGAAACCGCTGATACCAGAATCACCACTGTAGCCAGAGAAGCCTGAGATACCAGAGTCGCCAGAGAAACCTGAGATACCAGAGTCACCACTGTAACCAGAGATACCGCTATCACCAGAAAAACCTGAGAAGCCAGACAAGCCATCTTGGCCACTGTAACCAGATTCACCGGACAAACCATTTTGTCCAGAAAAACCAGAAATACCAGACGCACCATCTTGACCGCTGTAACCAGATTGACCAGACAAGCCATCTTGTCCGCTGTAACCACTTAAACCATCTTGACCAGAAAAACCAGAGAAGCCAGACAATCCATCTTGTCCACTATAACCAGATTCACCAGATAAACCATTTTGTCCAGAGAAACCAGACTGACCATCTTGACCTGAGAAACCAGAAATACCAGATGCGCCATCTTGTCCTGAGAAACCAGAAATACCAGATGCACCATTTTGTCCAGAAAAACCAGAAATACCAGATGCGCCGTTTTGACCGCTGTAACCAGAGATACCAGATGCGCCGTTTTGACCGCTGTAACCAGATTCGCCAGACAAGCCATCTTGTCCAGAATAACCAGATAATCCAGAAACGCCATCAATACCGCTGTAACCAGAAAAACCACTTAAACCATCTTGGCCTGAATAACCAGATTCGCCAGACAAACCATTTTGTCCTGAATAACCTGATTGACCATCTTGACCTGAGAAACCAGAAATACCAGATGCGCCATCTTGTCCAGAAAAACCAGAAATACCAGATACGCCATCTTGTCCAGAGAAACCTGAGATACCAGATGCGCCATCTTGACCACTGTAACCAGATTGACCGCTTAAACCATCTTGACCGCTGTAACCTGATTCACCAGAAACACCATTTTGTCCAGAATAACCTGATGTGCCATCTTGACCACTGTAACCAGACAAGCCGTCTTGACCAGAGTAACCAGAGAAACCTGATTCGCCAGTTTGACCGCTATATCCAGAGTAACCAGAAGCAGAAGCTGCGCCAGGTGCGCCACTATAACCAGAAAAACCTGAGAAACCAGAATCACCAGATACGCCATCTTGACCTGAATAACCAGAGTCACCTGAAACGCCATCTTGACCAGAGTAACCAGAAAAACCTGATTGACCGTCTTGACCTGAGTAACCAGAGTCACCAGACAAGCCATCTTGACCGCTGTAACCAGATTCACCACTATATCCAGAGTAACCAGATGCAGAAGCTTGACCATCTTGTCCAGAATAACCAGAAAAACCTGAGAAACCAGATGCGCCGTCTTGACCACTGTAACCAGAGTCACCAGATGCACCATCTTGACCGCTGTAACCAGAAAAACCTGAGTAACCAGAAACGCCAGACGTGCCACTACCACCGCCAGTGGGTGGTTGTAAAGATAAATTGCCAGCACCATCGGTGGTCATTACATAACCAGATGTGCCGTCACTTGTTGGGTACGCTAACCCAGTAATTGTAATTTGTGTGCCAGCTGTTAATACGGCATTAACAATATTGTTTGGTGTTGCTTTAGTTGTAACTGTACCGCCGTCTGACACTAAAGGCAATACGTCATTATCCGGTGCAACAGTTGTTACCGGAGGCAATTGTGTTATTTTTATATCTGCCATATTAATTTGTCACCAATAAGTCGTTATTTTGGGTGGCGATAATGTCGCCAAATTGTGTAATGATGTATAAGCCTGTTTCATACGGGGGCGCATAACTAGTAAAAATTGTGCCACCACCAATACCGTAAAGTGCAATTACTTGAATAGCTTGTCCGCTACTCGTATTTACTCGATCAACTACTCCTGCAGATCCAATAGCCATGGTTAGAAACCACCACCAAAAATACCAGATATTGCGGTAATAGTTGTTCCTGTAATTGCTGCAGGTGTTGTGTTGCCAATTACTGGTGGGCTTGATAAATCAAGTGTACCACCTAATGTTAAATTACCAGTTGAAGTTACAGTGCCAGACAAAGTTATTCCATTAACTGTTCCTGCGCCACTAACTGATGTTACTGAACCAATACCGCTGTATCCTGAATATCCGCTTGTTCCGCTTCCGCTGTAACCAGATATACCAGAATCACCACTGTAACCACTTGTACCAGAAAAGCCACTATAGCCAGATATACCAGAGTCACCACTGTAACCGCTTACGCCGCTTCCACTATAACCAGAGATACCACTATCGCCACTGTAACCAGAAATACCAGAAAAGCCACTGTAGCCAGATTCACCTGAGAAGCCACTATAGCCACTAAAGCTTGAGTAGCCACTGTATCCAGAAAAACCGCTATAACCAGATGTGCCAGAGTAGCCGCTTACGCCACTTCCGCTGTAACCAGAGATACCAGATCCACTATAGCCCGATATACCAGAAAAACCGCTGTAACCAGAAGTGCCAGAAAAGCCACTGTAGCCACTAAAGCTTGAGTAACCACTGTAACCAGAAAAACCACTGCGACCAGAATAACCTGAGTAGCCAGAAAAACCTGAAATACCACTTCCGCTGTAACCAGAGATACCGCTTCCGCTGTATCCTGAATATCCCGAAGCGCCATCACTGCCAACATATCCAGAAGCACCTGAATAACCAGAGTAACCAGAGATGGTGTACTGAATCCAAGGTGAAGATGGTAACTGTCCTGTTGCAACAGCAATCAATTGATTAGTTATATTGTAAACAATACGACCTTCAGCTTTACCAACTGTGTTTAACGCAGAAGTTGGATCTGCAATGTCGCTTGATGTTACATTTTGCAACACAGCCAAGTTTGCTAAGTTAGCAATGTCTTGTATCTGAGTTTGTTTTGTGATACCACGTTGGACGACAACAGCCAGCTCATTACCTGTTAGAGCTGTTGCTACTGGTAGTTGCGATATACTTTGATCGGCCATGGTTTACGTAATAATATCGCCAGGTTCGCCAGCGGTTGTAGCTTTTTCTTTTGTTTGAGTAATAAATACTGAGTTGCGACCAGGGTTGTTTGGTTGACGTACAAGCTGCCCGGGAGGGCTGTCAATCGGACCAGTTGGTGCGTCGCCAGTAACAATCTGCTGACCACCAATTGGGCCTGTAGCAACACTGACGTCTGGGCGCGGGAAGCGCAACGCAATATTTTCTGTTTGTATGGCGGGTAAACGCCATGGGTCAAAATTATCTTTATCTTCTGCACATACTCGCATCCCTGGAAAGTTGGGATCGGGCATTAAATCTACATAAGCAAACTTGCGCGAACATCTGTCACATATTGCTACGGACAGTACGCTGTTACCTCGAGTATCAAGGTAGACAGGCATGATTAACCTTTAACGCCAGATTGCAGTAATGTTAATGTTGCTGTACCAGTTCCGGCAGTAACATTTAATCGAATGGTAGCAACAGCAAATGCAAAGTTGCCAGATTGATTAGAGTTTTTTGAAGTTAAATCAGGATGGTTGTACCAAGTTGCGTTGCTGGGGGTGTAGTCTTGAGTAAACGGATTATCAAACGAATACTGTACAGAATATGTTACCGAGCCAGACACAACAATTCCAAGACCCACGTTAAATGGGTTTTGGTATTGGTCCATTGGAACTGGAGCGGTTGCCCCAACTCCAGTTTGTGATACGGTTATTGCTCTCATGTTGCTCTCCGAAAGGTCAAACGGCGGGACTTGCCCGCCATTAAATTAGTTATTGGTATAACCAGAACCGTATGGAGTAATTGTACCGTCAGCGTTACGTGCAGTGTAAACAACAGAGAACACACCAGCAGAATCATCAGAACCAGCAGCAGCGCGCAATGTTGATGTTGCAGTGCCAGTGTTAGCTGATAATGTTACGTTAGTTAATACGTTGATGGTTGGGGCGTTAGTTGCTACTGTACCAACAGATACACCATCCAAAGTCACAGCACGTGATGTGCCAGTGTTGGTTGGGTAAAATTGTACGTAGCTGATGCAAGAACCTGCAGGTAAGTATACAACTGCATCGGTTGCAGTAGTAACAGTAACTTGTTGGCTTAGTACGGCTGCGCCAGTATTATCTGGGCTTGTTGTACCATCGTTGCTAGTTGTTTGGCGTGTGTTAACACGTAAAGGGGCTGTAAATGTGCTTGACATTGTTGTATTCCATTTCTCAGTGGGTATCCCAAACTGTCCCTGAGTTGTGATGCCGGGAAGGGTCGGCAATCAGGATGGGATTAATCTTCCTATACCTACTAATGCAAACTTTTCAAAAAATCCGCCCTAAAAAAGCAAAAAAGCCACCTTGTGGGTGGCTTTTTTGTATTGCGAGGGTTTTTAAACGCCTTGAGTACCGTAAACGTTACGTGCGTCGTGCCAACCAGTAGCATAACGCTCGGTTGCTTTGTAACGCATAGAATCAGTCTCGAAGTCACCTTCCATGGATTTCTCCATTGGACGACGCATAACGAGCATGAGACCGTTTTCAGCATCAGTCTGAACCCACCAAGCTTTGCTAGAGGTCAAACGTGTTACCACGTGTGTACCTTTAGGCAACATGCCTGTTGATTTGATTGGGTTCAAATCGTTGTCGGCTGTACCAGAACGGAGAACAGACTTCAGAATAACTTCTGCCTGGAACTCAAGTGCTGGAGGAACAATTAATTGTTCTGCCTTTAAACGAATACGCTTACCGTTGTTGTCAATTGCGCCACGGATTTGAATCAAAATCTGTTCAACAGACGTTTGGCTCAAAGCAGCAGGAGTTGTCAACTTATTGCTATAGGTTTGACCGTTAGCAATTGGGTGAGCTGTATTGATCAAAGTTACGCCGTCACCGCCTACGTAGCCTGCTGTGAACGCAAAGTTCAAGAGGTTAGCGCAAAGGGTTTCTTTGGTTTCAATCATTGACTGAGCAAGATGCTTAGCAAATGTTGAGCCGATACGGATGTGATCGCCGTCTTCCATCAAAACTTTGGTCAAAGCGTAAGCCAAGCCATAGATTTGGTAGATGAAACGGGTGATGTACAATGTACCGCCTTGGTCGTAG